CAAACCATTTGTATTAAATGGGGGTGATTATATGAAGAATTGGGTAAATCAAACTTTAAACTCAATGAGAGATGACGCGTATAGAACAAAAGAAATAAGGTCAGTAGTTCTACCTAATCAATTTATTCAACCACACGAAAAAGACCAAAACGTTGGTCACGATTTAAGAACAAGTCAAGAACATAAAAGTACACTTGCAAAATATAATTTGGAAGTTACTGAAAGCCTTAAAAGGATAAATAATTTATTAAAAAAAATAATGTAATATGGCAGTTACAGAACCATTAAATTTCGAACAACCCAAGAACGACTTATCAGCAATAGCTGAAGCTGAAAGAAAAAAACTATTACCTAAAAATGATTTCTCAACGGGTAACGCATATTCAGCGGTAAATCCTGATGCTTTAGCCGATGGTGATGCACAAGGAAAAGGAACTGGTGATTTCCTTGATGTGTACAATGAGACCGCAGGTGCAATACAAGATATTGTTGAAAGAAGAGCTCAAATAGTGATAAATGAATATCAATCAAACAAACCATATACAACCCCAAGTGCATAATGAAACTTTACAATATTGCTAAGTCTCTTATTTTAGAAGTAGCCTCAATTGAAAGTGTTATTGATGCTATCAGAAATAAAAATAGGATTGTCATCTATTATGATGGTGATGAACCTGGTGGAAAAGGTTTACGTGAAATTGAACCAGTTTGTTTTGGTTATAGTAAAGCAGGTAATCCAGTTTTGAGAGCTTGGGATATTGAAGGTGCGAGTCATAGAGGATTATTAGGGACAAGACCTATACCAGGATGGAGATTGTTTAGATTAGATAAAATCTTATCATTTTCTAAAACTGGTGATAAGTTTGCAACGCCAAGACCAAATTATAACCCAAATGGTGATAAGACAATGAAAACGGTTATAATAAATGTAAAATTTGATGAAAATATTTAATATATGTTAAACGAAAATAGTTTATTACAAAAATTAGCAATGTCCAAAAAAATAATGGATGTTCATAATCAAATTCCTAGAGGACACGTCCAAGGAAATATACCACAAACTCCTGAATTACAAGAGTTTCAAACTCCAAATATTAATTATAATCTACCACAAGATTTAATGATGGAATCACAACCTACGATTAGACCTAATAATGAATTACCATCAAAAGAAAGAATTTTGCAATCTAAGTTACCTGATGAAATTAAAAGACTTATGATTGAACATCCAATTACACAACCAAGTAGTATGGGAAGTTCTTCAGTGTTAAGTAATGATTTAATTGAGAAAGCGTCAAGATTAATGAAAAATGATGTGGCAAATAATAAGTCACCATTCCAAGGACAAAAACAACAAGTTCAAGAATCTTCAAAGTATCAAAATACAAACTTAAACTTTGATAAGAACACATTGAAAGATATGATTAGAGAAACTATAGAAGAAGTATTAGGTGAAAATGGTTTACTTATTGAAAGTGATAGTAAAACAAATGACGTATTCCAATTCAGAGTTGGTAGTCATATATTTGAAGGTAAAGTCACACGTATTAAAAAAGTAAAATAATTTTTAATAATTTAATATCTTATTCCCCACATCCCCTGAAGAAATTCAAGTTGTGGGGTTTCGTTTTTTTATCCCTATTCTATTGAATTAATAAAAATTTATTGTTATTATTTGGGATAAAATATATAAATTATGTCAAAAATAAAAGTATTAGTACTCCCAAGTGACACAACTGGTGTAGGAAAATTTCGTTCTGTAGACCCCCACGTTATGTTACAAAATATGTATCCTGATGATTTCTATGTGGATATAGATTATCAACCACAAATAAATAATTTGAATTATTGGAAACAATATCAAATTGTTCACATCCACAGAAACATTGGAGCAAATTATGAACAAACCCCAAACATAATAAATTTTCTAAAATCACAAGGAATCATTGTTGTTGTTGATTTGGATGATTATTGGTTACCAGGCAAAGAACATCCAATTCACCAATTAATTGTTCAAGATAAAATCCATGAAAAAATTATGGCAAATCTTAAAGTTGCAAGTTATATTACAACTACAACTAGTATTTTTGCTGATGAGATTAGAAAATTGAATAGAAATGTCGTTGTATTCCCTAATGGTATTAATCCTGATGAACCACAATTTAAACAACCTATTGAGGAATCTGATAGAATTAGAGTAGGATGGTTAGGAGGTTCTTCCCACTTTCACGACTTAAAACTATTGGAGGGATTTGTTGGTAAAAATAGTCAACTAAACAATAAGATTCAGTACGTTCTATGTGGTTTTGATACAAGAGGAACTATTACTGAAATTAATCCTCAAACTGGTGAAAGAAAACAAAGAGCTATTAAACCTGAAGAAACTGTATGGGCGAGATATGAAGAAATCTTCACTAACAATTATAACATTGTAACGCCTCAGTACAAACAATTTTTATCTGAATTTAGAGAAGCTGAATATAATGATGAAAGTAGTTTACCATACAGAAGAGTTTGGACTAAACCTGTTAATACTTATGCTACAAATTATTCCAAATTTGATATATCTTTAGCCCCAATTAAAAACCATATCTTTAATCGAGTTAAATCTCAATTAAAAGTTATTGAAGCGGGATTTTATAAAAGAGCTTTGATTGCATCGGAAGTAGGACCTTACACCATTGATTTGAAACATTCATTAGAGTTTGGTAAATTTACGGATGGTAATGCACTTTTGGTTAAAGAACAAAGAAATCACGCTGATTGGGCAAAAAATATCAAAACTCTTGTGTATAATCCAAATTTAGTTGTAGATTTGGGTGAAAGATTATACGAGACAGTTAAAGACAAGTATAGTCTTAAAAAGATTACAAAAGATAGAGCTGAATGGTACAAATCACTTATAAAATAAAACTATGATAAAAATTCCAATTTCTAAGATTTTGTTTATGGACATTGAAACTGTTGGTGGTTGTCCTAACTATGACGTATGTTCAAATTTAAATCCAATTGTTGCACAACAATTTGATAAGTATTTTGATTGGTTTCTTAAAAGATTTCCAGAAGATTCTGATATTGAAATTGACCAAAAGAATCAAGTTTTTATAAAACGCGCTGGATTAGTTCCTGAATTTGCAAAAATAGTTTGTATTAGTTTTGCATTTGTTTTGGATAATGGAGAAATTAGAAAACAAACTTTTTGTAATGATGATGAATATAAACTTTTATCTGATGTACAAAAGTTATTAATTAAATGTGGTAAATTAGATTTTTGGTTGTGTGGTCATAATCTTAAAAATTTTGATATACCAATGTTGGCAAAACGTATGATTATCAATGGATTAATGCCGCCATCAATCTTACCAAGTTATGATACCAAACCTTGGGAAATAAAAGCTATTGACACCAAAGAAATTTGGCAATATGGTGCTTATACCTCAATAGGTTCTTTGGATTTGTTGTGTTCAACTATTGGTATTGAAACTCCAAAAAATGGAGAAGTGGTTGGAGAAAATGTACATAATGAATATTGGGAAAAACAAAACCTAAAAGGTATAAGTGAATATTGTGAAAAGGATGTTGATGTCCTTATTCATATTGTTAAAAAATTAAAAGATTTGAAATGAATATAAATGATTTAAGTAAACTAGAAAACATTGGTGAATACGCTTCAAAACTTGAAAAGTTAATTGAAGAAAATGAAAAAGGTGGGGATATTGATTATGATATGATTTATGAAGAATTTGGTTTGGATTTAAAACAACTTGAAGAAGATATGTTGAATTATAGTCCAAAATTAGACCTTGGTTTTGTTAAACTAAATCCTGATGCTGTTGAACCATTTTATAATTATGATGGTGATTCAGGATTTGATTTATATTCAACTGAAGAAGTTCTTCTACCCCCATTTGGAAGAGCATTAGTTTCCACTGGTTTGGCTTTTGAAATAAAGGATGGGTATGAAATCCAAGTTAGGTCAAAAAGTGGTTTGGCATTAAAACAAGGTCTTATGGTGTTAAACTCACCAGGTACTGTTGATAATAGTTATACTGGTGAAGTTAAAGTTATTCTATTCAATGTTAATAATCACGAATTTGTGGTGAATAAAGGAATGAAGATTGCCCAAGCTGTATTAACTTCTGTGGTTAATGGAAAGTGGGTTAATTTGGTTAAGAAGAAAGACATAAATAAAACTGATAGAGCTGATAAAGGTTTTGGTTCAACTGGAATATGATAACAATAATTTATTCAACACATAAAGATAAAGAATATAACGAAAAATTTAAGACCCACCTTCAAACTAGTGTGGGTCTTAATGACGTTCAGATATTGGAATATCAAAACAATAATCAATATTCTTTGGCCGAAGTTTACAATAGTGGAATAACGGAATCAATATATGATATTGTTGTTTGTTGCCATAATGATATTAAACTTGAAAAAAATTGGGGTATTAAATTAATGGAAGATTTTTCCAATTACCCCAAATTCGGTATAATTGGAAAAGCTGGTTCTTGTTATTTTCCTGAATCAGGAGTTTATTGGGAGAGAATGAATTTAACTATGGTTGGTCAAGTTTGGCATCATCCTGAAGGACAAAAGAAATGGATTAACAACTATTCCCCTAAATTACCATTTTTAATTCCAGTAGTTACAATTGATGGTTTATTTATGTCTTTTGATAAGACAAAAATTAAACATAAGTTTGATGAAACAATTGGTAAGTTTCATTTTTATGACCACGGATTTTGTGTACCAAACTATTTGGATGGAATTAAAATTGGGGTCACATCTTCATTTGAAATAACTCACGAATCTGTGGGACAACCTAATCAGGAATTCTTTGATAGTAAAATTAAGTTTGTTGGAAAATATAAAGATGTATTACCTTTGGATTTAAAACCAACATCAATTTATACTCCTGAAGTCAAAATTAAAGATGTTAAATTGAAAGGTAAAGTTGGGGTAATTATACCAACAAAGGGTAATATAGAATTGTTAATTCAATGTATTGATTCTTTTTATGAATATTGTAATCCTAAATTATTTGATATCTTTATTGCTGACACTGGTTCAACTGAGGAAGAAATTAATGTAATTGAAGAATTGGTTAATAGTTTGGATAATATAAAATTAATCAAATATGATTATTATAATTTTGCAAAGATAAATAATGATGTTGTTAAAAATCATTTGGATAAAACACATCAGTATATTTTATTCTGTAATAATGATATTAAACTTACTTCTGATGTTATTAGTGGAATGTTAAATGTTTATAATATTAAATCTAAAGTAGGGACTGTTGGTTGCAGACTACATTATGATGACAATACTATTCAGCACGATGGAATTTTAGTTGGACTTAAATTATCAAATATGGGACTTAGTATTGTTAATCGTAATAGATGGTCATATTATAATTTTAATAAAGATATTACAAAGTGTATTGGAAATACTGCGGGATTAATGATGATTAATACAAATACATTTAGACAAATTGGTATGTTTAATGAGGAATATATTGATTGTTTTGAAGATGTTGAATTAAATTTAAAATTACTACTTATAGGTTTTGAAAATTATAACGTAGGAACACATACCGCCTATCATTACGAAAGTAAAACCAGATATGTTGAGGGTAATATGAAAGTGATTGAATATGACTTTAATCAAACTTTAACGCCATTTGTTAAGAAAAATTTAATGAAATTAAAAGATAAAATTTTATTTACACAATAATATGATTGAGAATAATATAACATTTATAATACCATCATTAAATAGACCAACACTTAAAAGAACTATACAATCTTTGATACAACAATCTGTATCAAATTGGAAAGCGATAGTTGTTTATGATGGTGTTGATGGTGAATCATTTGATGATAATAGAGTCAAAACAATTAAGATTGATAAGATAGGATTAGTTGGTCCTAAAAATGGACAATCAGGATTGGTTAGAAACGAAGGTATAAAATTAGTTGATACAGAATGGATTGGTTTTTTGGATGATGATGATACCATTAATAAAGATTATGTTAAAATATTGTTTGAAAAATATAATAAATATGATTTTGTTGTTTGGAGAATGGCATATGAAAATGGTTTAGTTTTACCTCCATTTCATTTAAATGAATTAAAATTTGCAACAGTTGGTATTTCTTTCTGTTACAAAAAAACTATTTTTAAGGAGTTGTTTTTTTCCCAAAATAGAGATGGTGAAGATTTTGATTTTCTGATGGAATTGAAAAAACAATCAAATAAATTTGTAATTACTCCTGAAGTAATGTATAATGTTAGACACTAAAAATGAAAATTTTAATTAAATTCCCAACAAGAAACAGAAAAGATAAATTTTTTGAAGTACTTCAAAAGTATTATGACTTTGCAACAGATTTATCAAAAATTGAGTTTTTGCTAACATTAGATTATGATGATGACTCAATGAATAACCAAGAAGTCATTGATAAATTAAAATCATATGAAAATCTTAGATTTGTTTTTGGTAAAAGTAATAATAAAATACATGCAGTTAATCGTGACATTGAATTAGGTGATTGGGACATTATTCTACTTGCCTCTGATGATATGATTCCTATTGAAAAAGGATATGACGAACAAATAAGATTCAATATGGTCATTAATTATCCTGACACAGATGGAATACTTTGGTTCAATGATGGAAATAGAAAAGATTTAAATACTCTATGTATTTTAGGTAAAAAATATTACGAAAGATTTGGATATATCTATCATCCTGACTATAAATCACTTTGGGCTGATAATGAATTTATGACAGTTGGTAATTTATTGAAAAAACAAATTTTTATAGATAAAGTAATTATCCATCACCAACATCCTGATTGGGGATATGGTGGGAGAGATATTATACACTCTTTGAATTCTAATCACGATAGAGAAGACAGAATGGTCTTTCAAAGAAGACAAAAAATGAATTTTGAGTTGTAAATGAACATTCAAGACTTGTATAAAAAATAAAATATGGAAAACAACATTAAACACGAATTAATTCAAATAAGACCTAATTGGTATGTAAACTCCAATCAAGATGTAAATATTTGGAGCCGTGTTCACCCAAGATTTGAAACACATAATGGGTGCATTGTTGACTTGGGTTGTTTAGGATGGAATAAAAACTTTGAAGAAGTTACAAGTGATAATTGGGCTGGTTATTTCTTTGGTAAGAAGAAAGTTATTGGTGTAGACCCTCAAGAAAGTCCAAATGAACATTCTGAATTATTTAAAGGGTTTATATCAACATTTACAGGTAAAGCTAATTTAAGCTCAAATGGTATTGCGGGGTCAATAATACCTAATGAAATGGGTGAATATGACGTAATAACTTGGTCTGATTTTAAATTTAAATTTAATATTAAATCAATATCAATTTTAAAAGTAAATATAGAAGGTTCTGAATGGGATTTGTTTGATTCTTTTGATGACTTTGATTCTGTAGACCAAATATGTGTTAGTTTTCATAATTTTTTACCTCAGTTTAATAATCAAATTTATCATAAGAAAACTGAAGAATGTATTGCCAAAATTATTAAAAATGATTTTACAATGATTGATTTAGGTATTTATGGCTGGAAACTTTTTTTAAAGAATTATTAATTTTATGAAAAAAATAATATCATTTAGTTTATGGGGTGATAACCCAAAATATACAATTGGAGCAATTAAAAATGCTGAATTAACTCCTATAATATATTTAGGTTGGACTTCAAGATTTTATTGTGGTAAAAGTGTACCTTCCGAAATTATTGAAACCCTAAAAAAAATATCAACAACTGAAGTTATTTTAATGGAAGAAGATGGGAATTGGGAGGGTATGTTTTGGAGGTTTTTAGCTTGCGATGATTCAGATATAATGTTATCAAGAGACACTGATAGCAGATTAAATCTTAGAGAAAAATTGGCAGTTGATGAATGGCTAAATAGTGATAAAGATTTTCATATTATGAGAGACCATCCACACCATACAACAGAAATATTAGGTGGTATGTGGGGATGTAGAAATGGAATATTAAAAAATATGAAAACTTTGATAAATGATTATAAAAAAGGAAATTTTTGGCAAGTAGACCAAAATTTTTTAAGAGAAAAAATATATCCTATAGTTAAAAATAATTCATACATCCATGATGAATTTTTTGATTATAATTATGAAAGAAAAAAATTCCCAACTGAAAGAATAAATAAAGAATTTGTTGGTGATGTTTTTGATGAAAATGATATCAGACATCCTGAATATTGGAAATTTATAAAATAAAAAAAAATAAAAAATATGTTTGAAAAAAATAAAACTTTTACTAAGGAAGAGTTCCAAAATTTTTGGGGTGATGGTTATTATGATAATTTTAACTATGGGGTAGGAATTCAAAGAGTCTGTGAAGTCGCATTATATCCTTTTTTTGATAAAAGTAAGATTGCTTTGGAAATCGGACCTGGAGGTGGAACTTTCACTGAAAAAATGACAGGAAAGTTCCAAAAAATATATGCAATTGATGTAATAAAAAAACCAAAAAAGTTTGAAAATTTTAATGATGTTGAGTTTATAGAGTGTGGTAATCAGAATTCTTCTTGTGTAAACATATCAGATGAATTGATTGATTTTGTTTTCTCTTATAATGCTTTTTGTCATTTATCAAATGAGTTAATTCATAATTATATTAATGATGTTTATCGAGTGTTAAAACCAAATTCTGATTTTGTATTTATGTTAGCAAATTTTGAATTTTCAAAACAAATCATAACTAATCCAGAAAATTTTGTTTTGGGGGATTTGTTACCTTTTGGACATTATTATCAAAATTTCAAGACTATTGAATCTATTTTAAATGATAAGTGGATAGTAGTTTCGGAAAATTTGATTCCTGGTCATAGAGACCTCATAATACATTTGAAAAAAAAATAAAAAAATATGAAGTATTCTTTAGAGTTTTTAATTAACCATTGTAAGAATTCATTTGAGTTGGCTGAAAAAAAACAATCAAAATTAACAAATGATATATTAAATATGGAAGGTATGTCTGGTAATAAAACTAGACATTTTTACAATAATATTTGTAACTTAGATAATGTTAATTATTTAGAAATAGGAACTTGGATGGGGTCTAGTTTTATTTCCGCAACATACAAAAACAATATTAATTCAATAGTTATTGATAATTGGGCAGAATTTAACGGACCAAAAGATATATTTTTCTCGAATGTTAAAAAATTTTGTGGTGAAGTACCATTAAATTTCATAGAGTCAGATTGTTTCAAGTTAGACATTAACACCATTAAAGAAAAAATTGGTGACATTGACATTTATATGTACGATGGAAACCATTCTCAGGAATCTCACAAAAAAGCAATTACATATTATTACCCAATAATGTCAAAGTATTCAATAATAATAATTGATGATTTTAGTTATCCAACAGTATATAATGGAACATACGAAGGAATTACTGAGTCAGGATTAATAATTCATGAAAAATTTGTTTTGGAAACATATAGTGAAAAAGGCGGTAAAGATACATGGTGGAATGGAATTGGTGTTTTTGTGTGTGAAAAAATAAATTAATTAATTTTGATAAAATGACTAAATATTCACAATATGGTGAGGAAATTTTTCTAGAACAATTTTTTGATATTAATAAAAATGGATTGGTTGTTGATATTGGTGCAGCTGATGGTGTAAGATATTCTAATAGTAGATTCTTAATTGAGAAAGGTTGGAATGGATTATTGATTGAACCAAATCCTCGTAATTTTGAAAAATTAAAAAAATTATATGATAACAATAAATCAGTTTTAATTGAAAATGTTGGTTGCGGAAAAGAAACATTAACGAATGTTGAGTTTTTTATTGATAAAAATGATGAATTTGAACAACTTTCCACGTTCAAAAATGAACAGATGTTAAAATGTAAAACTATCTATAATTGTGATTTTGAAACTTTATCAACTAAAGTTATAAAAACGTCTGAAATTTTTAATAAATACAATATCACAAACATTGATTTCGTCAGTATTGACACCGAAGATTTTGACCAAAATGTGATTGAGGGTATTGATTTCAGTAAAGTTAATATAAAATTAATTTGTATTGAACATAGTACACAAGTAATTGAAGATATATTGAGTAATCACAATTATCATAAAGTTCATAAAACCATTGGTAATATTTTCTACGCGAAAAAATAATATGAAAATTTTAATCATACAAGAAAACGGAAGACACGAAAAAAATAGAAATTATAGAGAATGTTTTTCATTAAAAAGAGCATTTGAAAAAAACGGATTTGAATGTATTGTGTGGGGTTTGGGACATCAGAATTTTAATGATGATTTCAAATTGTTAGAGAGTTGGGCTGACGTTATTTTTTTATTAGAAAATTATACCCCCACTTGGTTACCATTGGACAAGATTAAAAATAGTAAAAAAATAAAAATATTTTGGTCAATAGATTCTCATTGTGTGTTAGACCAACATATTAATTTGGTGAAACAAATAAAACCAGATTTTCTATTAAACTCAACTAAATCTTATTTACCTAACTTTAAAGACTATTGTGGTAATACCTTGTGGTTTCCTAATTGTTATGATGATACATTAATAACTCCGATGGAGATTGAGAAAAATATTGATGTTGGTTTTTGTGGTAATATTAATAATAGAGGTGAATGGATAAATTATCTAAATATTTTTAATATAAAAAAAGATATTTTTGTTATTGGTGAGGATATGGTTAGAACTATAAACTCATACAAAATTCATTTCAATCGTAATATATCAAATGATATAAATTATAGGACGTTTGAAACAACAGGTTGTAAAACTTTATTGGTGACAAATTATACAGAAGGGTTGGAATTATTATTCAATATTAATCAAGATATTGTCGTTTATGAAACTAAAGACGATTTGATAGATAAAATCAAGTTTTATTTAGAAAATGAAACTGAAAGAAATTTGATTAGTAACAATGGTTACTTAAAAAGTAAAAATAATCACACTTACGAAAAAAGAATAAGTGATTTCATTAAAGAACTTCAAACATAAAGTAACTCTTGATTTTTTTTATATTTGATTAATTTTTATAAAAATATAAATTAAATGGCAACAAGAAAAAAACCAACACAACCTCAGAATAGTGAGGAACCAAAAAAAACAAGAAAGGAAATTATTTGTGAAATAATCAAAAAGAAATCCAAAGAAAAGTTCTTATCTGACAATCAAAAATTATATTATGATTTATTGAAAAAAAATCAAATAACAATTTGTTCAGGACCCGCTGGTGTTGGAAAATCATATATTGCGATGAAAGCTGCATTGGATATCTTATCTGACCCAACTTCACCTTACGAAAAAATTATCATTGTTAGACCTGCTGTTGAAGCTGAAGAAAAACTAGGTTCTCTACCTGGTAATGTTGAAGAAAAATTAGACCCCTATATTTTCCCCTCATATTACTTAATGAATAAAATCATTGGTAAGGAAACTAGAGAAAAATTGAAAGAAATTGATGTTATTGAAGTTTTTGCATTGGCCTATATGAGAGGTATGAACATTGATAACTCAATTCTAATATTTGAGGAAGCTCAAAATTCGACTCCTAATCAAATGAAATTACTCTTGACAAGGATTGGGTTCAATAGTAAATTTTTTATCAGTGGTGACTTAGAACAGACCGATAGATACAAAGATAAGACACACTCAGGATTGTATGATGCAATCAAAAAATTCAAAGGTTTAGATGATGTTGGAGTTTTTGAATTTGATAATAAAGATGTGGTTAGAAATCCATTAATCGGAAAAATATTAAAAAGATACGAAGAATGAGAATTGCTATTGATGTAAATGGTGTATTAAGAGACACTATTGGTAAATTCACACATTTATATGAAAAACATTTAATAGAGAGTTATCAAGATATACCATCCCAAACTTATACAATTGACTTATCAGGTAATACTGAATTGGAAACAATATCAGAACCATTTGAATATAAGATATTATCACCTGTCACAAGTTTAACATTAAATGAACATTTCGCATTTCAAACTAATGAAGAATATTATTCATTTATGTATGAAGAATATTGTATGGAGTTGTTTGGTCACGCACCATCAACTGAAATGTTCACATTTAATGATTTGAATGAGATTTATAAGAATTTGAGAAATGAAAATGATTTTATAATCATCTCGGATGAAATTGGGAAGTCAAAACCCGCAACTTTATTTTTCTTATCAAAATTTGGTTGTGAATTGGAAAAGATAATTTTTTATTCAAACTCAACAAAAAATAATATTTGGGATGAGTTTGATGTTTTACTTACGGCAAATCCTGACCTATTATTAAATCATCCCCAAGAAAAGGTGATTATTAAGTATGAAACTGAATATAATAAGGATATAAACAAAGATTACACATTAAATAATATCAAAGAATTAGAAAATTATGTTAAAAATATTAAATGAAAATTACTACTTCGATATTGACCAAATTGAAAAATACATCAATGTCGAACCACCATCTGATTTCACAGGTGCTCCACAGAATCATATCAGTGTTGTAAAATATGAAATGGTTAAAATGATGATTGAAACTTTAATCGTAGAAAATGAAGAAGCTGATGAGGCATTAGGTATGAAAAGTACCGAACTATCAATACCATTCAGATTAGCATTTAATTCTTTACTATATAAAAAATTATTAAACAAATTTTAATATGAATTCAGAACAAATAGAAAAAATTGAGAAGTCAATTCAAAATCTCAAAGAGAAAAAATCAAGGATTTATTTTTTAGTACAAGATACTAAAGGTAACGCCAAAGCTTCAATAGCTTACACCTATAGAATGGCTAAATCTCTATGGGACAAAAATTATAATGTAACAATGTTACATGAAAAAAGTGATTATGTTGGTGTATCTACTTGGTTAGACCAAGAGTTTATGAATATTCCACACACATCAATTGATGGGCAAAAACTACAAGTTTCCCCTGAAGATTTCATTGTTGTACCAGAACTATATGGTTTTGTTATGAGTCAGATAAGTAATCTTCCTTGTGGTAAAATTGTATTGTCACAATCATATGACTATGTACTTGAAACATTACAACCAGGTCAATCTTGGAATCAATTAGGTTTCTTAAAATGTATCACAACATCTGAACAACAAAAGGAATACCTTTCAAGTTTAATGAAGAATGTTTCAATTGATGTTATTCCTCCATTCATATCTAATAGCTTCAAAAAAGATACATTACCCGCAAATCCAATAATTGGTATTCACACTAGAGACCAAAGAGAAGGTTTGAATATTATCAAACAATTCTATCTAAAATTCCCACAATATAGATGGGTTACATTCAAAGATATGAGAGGTATGAGTGAATCTGAATTTGCATTTAACCTTAAACAATGTTTTATGTCAGTATGGATTGATGATATTAGTTCTTATGGAACATTCCCATTGGAATCAATGAAATGTGGTGTACCTTGTATGGGAACTGTACCAAGAATGATTCCTGAATGGATGTCAGAAGATAATGGACTTTGGATTAACAATAAGAATGAAATTGTAGATTACATTGCAGATTTCTTACAGAATTGGTTGGAAGATAATATTAATGAAAATTTATTAACTCAAATGGATAGTACCATTGAGAAACTTCCAACTTCTGAATCATTTAACCAAAGTGTAATAAACAATTTCGAAGGTTATCTTGAAACAAGATTAAAATCTTTTGAAGAACAATTAAATAAATTACAAACAATTGATTAATATGGAAAAATTTGATGTATCAGTAATATTACCTATAAAATCTACAACCCACCCTTGGTTTGATGATTATTTCAATAAAGCTATTATGTCATTGGTTACACAAAAAACACCAATCAATGAACTTATTATAGTACACACAGATGAAACAAGTTTAGTTGAATTTTTAGACAGCTATGAATTTAGTGGATTAAATGTAAACAGAGTTGTTTGGACAAAAAATCCAAACTTTTCAGAACAAGTAAATCATGGTGTTAGAATTGCAAAATCTAAATGGGTATCTATTTTTGAATTTGATGATGAGTATTCAAAGATATGGTTTGATAATGCAAATAAGTATTCCAAAGTATATCCTGATGTTGATTGTTTCTTACCAATTGTAGTTGATGTTACCGAAAATGGACAATTTGCAGGTTTCACAAATGAGGCAACATTTGCTGTTAACATTTCTAGTGAAATGGGAATTCTCACAAATGAAACATTACAAAGTTTTCAGAATTTCCAAATCTCAGGTATGGTTATTAAAAAATCATCATTCGTTGATTTTGGATTACTAAAAGCATCATTCAAACTAACATTTGGATATGAGTTGTTTTTAAGATTGACACACAACTCAATGAAGATAATGACAATTCCAAGAATTGGTTATAAACATACCAACCAAAGACAAGGTTCAATATTTTGGAATTACAAAAATGGTGATGAAGTACTTTCTAAAGAAGAAGTTAAATTCTGGATTGACTCAGCAAAAAAAGAATCATTTTTTATTGTTGATAGAGCCATAAAATTTGAAGAATAAAAAAACCTAATGACAGATATTAAAAATTTGTCTGGGGATACAAGTTTAGAGTCAAAGAAAAAAGGAAGAAAACCAAAAAAAGAAAAAATTTATTTCGGAGAGAGAGAGGAATTGGCAGTTAAAGAATTTTTAATTGCCGATTCTTTTCAAGAAAGAAACAAAATCTATAATGATTTTTTAAGGAAACCCATTGATAAAATGATTTCCTCCATCATAAGGACTTACAAACTATATCGAAAGGACACGGAATTTGATGAAATTCACAACGATACCCATTCATTTTTGATGACCAAAATTGAAAAGTTCAAACCATCAAAAGAAAAGAAAGCTTACTCATACTTCGGTACAATTTGTAAGAATTATTTAATGGGTCAAATATTAAAAGACCAAAAAGAAACAAATCGAAAGATTTCCTATGAGGATATATCTAGTGATTTGGAAAATGATGAACATTATTCATACAATATTGACAACTATGTTGTTGAACCTGAAGATATTATCAAAAATTTTTTAAAAGAGTTAGATAGTCTTTTTAAACAAGAAACTCTTAATGAAAATGAAGTCAAATTAGGTCATGCCTTATATGAGATTTTTGAAAATTATGATAAAATATTTGTTAGTACTTCAAACAATAAGTTTAATAAAAATATAATTCTTCTTTCATTGAGAGAAATGACAAATTTAAGTACAAAAGAAATTCGAAGTTCTCTTAAAAAATTTAAGTTTATATATATCGCAATGGTTGAAAAAATGATAAAATAAATATTTATTTATATGCCTAGACCATTAAAAAAAGAAATTAATTTATCTAAGGAATCTATTTTGTCCTTGATGCAAGAAATCTACAATGAACTTGTGGAACAGAGAAATACTGCAATTAGAATACAAAACAAAATGTTGACAATGATGAAAGAACCTGAAGATATGACTCTTATAGGTCCTGTTATTGAAAAACAACAAAAAATAATCAATGATTGTGTTGAAAAAAAACTATCTCTTTCTAAATTACAAGCTTCAATTTGGGAAAAAACAAACTCTACAAAAGAATCATTTTCTATTTCAGATATTAATATGGATGATGATATTATTAAAGATTTAATGGAGAGAGATATTACTAAGTCAGACAACCAATATAAAATGAAAAAATAAAATATGGGGTTAGACTTAAATTTTGATTATAATAAATTAAAGGAAAAAATCACCTCAACACAAGCTTACAACGAACTTAAAGATGAATATCTTAATGTCGTAAAAAAAGCTGGTGATACTCAAGAACTTGATAAGACAAAAACGTCTGATAGACTTTCAAATATTATTGAAAAAAATAAAAAGTTTCAAAAAGATTTAAAAAATCAATTTGATAGACTTTTGGATGTTGGAAGTGTAACCAAAGGAAGTGGGTCGAGTTCAATTTCATTTATTAAAAAGTTATTGTTAAAAACAATAAAGAATATTGAACCAAAACTTTCTGATATTCTTTTTGAAGAAACTATTAATGCAATTGGATGTGACCAACAACAAACATATGCTCCAGGTCAACAAGTTTATATCAAAGTTGCTGCAATAGATTTATTTGGGTTATTAAAAAAAGACCCTGAGTCTGATATTGGTAAATTATTATATGAGAAAAATCCAGTTGTAATCCAAGATTCTCCATTCTCAATGAATAGAGAATTATATAATAGAACACAAGCACCAAATGTTTCATACTCAGCAGCAACTGGTAGTCAATACAAAGGTGATTCAGGACAAAATTTATTTGATATAGAATATACCGAATTTGATAATCTTGGTCAAACAGGCCCTTGGTTTAAAGTCACATTTGCCCAACGCGCGAATAATGCTACAACAGTATCTCAATTCTTAATTGATTATTATAAATCAATTAAATTAGTTGAATTTGAAAATATTATAGCAAATATTATGAATGGTTTGACTGGTGCGTTATCAATAAAAGGAAGTATTGGTACAAGTCAAATTGAAGTAGAATCAAAATTCTCAATCATAATCAAACGAATCTTAGGAATTTGTTTTGATAATAATAATGAAATTAATGTTAGTGGTGTTGCGAAAGTACCAGTTGATGACCCTATTGATGATTCTTTTTTTGAATTTTCAGATATAGATTTAAGAAATATTGATATAGCAATTTCAAATTTAAAAAATGGGGTTGTTCAATATGAAAATTGTGGGGACGTGTTATTACCAGTTGACGTTGATAGTATTATTAGTGCCTTAGATAATTTAAGATTTGTTCCTGATAATGATTTGGTTCAAGCAGCAAATCAAATAACTCGTAACTTAACTGATAATCCGAATTGGAATGTTGAGTTACCAAATGGAAATATTGACATTGCTGTTGATGTAAATTTCCTTAAATTAATGGCACAAGGGGTTGTATTTTCATTATTAACACCCAAGGTACTATTACCCCTATATTCAATGTTAGTTTCGTTAGGACAACAATTTTTGGCCTTTGTGGATAACTTGGTTGACTTTGCTAAAAACTTTAAAAAATTTGTAGTTAATCTAATATCAAGAATCAGTGCTTTGTTTATTCAAGAACTTTTTGAAACGATTAGAAGAGATTTATTACAATTGGTACAAAGAGTTCTACAAGATATTAATAATGAGAGGGTAAGAAAGATTACTGCAATAATATTAAAGTTATTACAAATATTATTTGTTGTTGCACAATTAATTACCGATTGGCGTAAATGTAAAAGTGTCATTGATGAATTAATAAAAATAATGAGTGTTGGAGGTCAAATTGCTCAAGATATCCTTGGGGCTTTAACAAGTCAAATACCATTACCTCTTTTATTTGCTTCAGAATTTTTGGGTGGATATTCTGAATCAAGAGCATTTATTGGTACAATTGAAGAATTACAAAAATTGGGTATACCTACAGGACCTTTACCCGATGGTACACCAAATCTTACAGTATTAGCAATGTATGGTCAACTTAAAGCGTCAGAAAAAGAAAAGAATGAAAATGGAAAAGTACAAGTGGCCATCAAACCAACAACAGTAACACCAGCGGGAGTAACTATTCCATTATCAGCATCAGGATTATATTTTTAATTATGAATAAAAAAGAACAAGCTGAAAAAGCAATAAGAGTTATTAAAGATTATAAATCTTCACCGAACAAAGATTTAACATTTGTTATGGATTTTATCCAAGAAGACTTTAAGTTTACAAAAGAAACTTTAATAAAACTAACAGAACACTTAGATAAATTAGAGTTAACATATAATACAATCTTAAAAGAATACGAAAGTAGAGTTAAAAAATGAACGATACAGCGCCTAATGAATATCAAATAATTTTTGCGGGTACGGTATTTGATAACCAAGACCCAATGATGTTAGGTAGACTTCGCGTAATACCTGAAACTGACGATTATACCGCAATCATTGGAGCTATTCCTGATTGGGATGAAGAGAAAATGAAATGGACTAGTAAAGACCCAATTCTATTCTTACCCCTATTACCCTTCTTTTTAAATCAAACACCTCAGATAAATGAATATGTTCATATAATCTATATGAACAAAAAATTTAAAAGAGAGAATCAATTTTATATTCAAGGACCTTTTTCAAGTCCTTTATTAAGTCCTTTTGAAAACTTTCAAGGGGCAAAAAAGTTTTTAGCAACTGGTACTAGGTATGAACAAGGTTTATCTCTAAGAAATACTGATGGTAGTTATATAATTACAGAAGGTGGTAGTACTGAAGGTATATTCCCAAAACCTGAAGATGTTGGTATATTGGGTAGAGGTACCGCTGATGTCATTATTAAAGAAAATGATGTTTTAATACGTGCTGGTAAAACACCAGAATTAGTTTATAGTAGATTACCAACACCTAATTCAAAAAGAGCTTTTCTACAATTATCATACTTCCCAATACAAGAAGTACAAGACCCAATACAATTAACAACTTTCTTAAAAGAAGTTATTTTATCAGTTAAAAAAGTTGTTGTATGGCATATTAATAATTTGGAAAATGATGTTACTCCAAATATGTTTACGGGGTATGTTAAACTTTACAAATGGAATGAAAATAGTACAAAGTTCAATACATCTAATTTTGATTCTCAAACTATTACTCAACTTACAATAGGTACTGACCTAATTGAAACTGATAGTAAAATTGACATTACTGGTAACACTTTTGAAGAAACTACATATATTATCAATACATTTATAAAAGGTGTTTTTGATGGTTTCTTACAATATAGTGGTTATACGTCAACAGACCAAAATTCATTCAAGGATGCTTTCCCATTTGTTGTTACCCCTTCAAAAGAAACTTATGAAAGAGGAAATAAATTTAATCCCACAACAAGTACTAATGATAGTGCCGAACTTGTTAATTTTAGTAAATTTAGACAAGTAATTAGTTTAGACAAAAGTTCTAAAGAATCAGGTTATTTTTTAGTGTGGAGTAATAAAGGAGGTAAGCCTATATATGGGTCTCAATATGATTTACTTAAACAACAAATATTTCCATCGTCATTCAAATCTGAACCAGTAAGTTATGGTATTATGGGAGCACAAAAAATATATTTGCTATCTCAAGACTCTACAAGTAAAAAAACAAAAATTAATCTACAAGATACAATCTACGGAATACCCCAAAACGCATTTGTTAGAGGTAAAAATTCAATACAAAATTTAACTTATTCTTCTGTAAGGGGTGAAGTATTAATTGAATTATTAAGAAAGATGTTTGCATTCTTGGAAGGACACGTACATCCTATTGCAATAATTAAACCAGCTAAAACCGCAAGTGGTAATGGTCAAAGGTTGGAAGACATTGAAACTTTACTGAACAATGCCGAAAGTTTGATACTTAATCAAAATATCCGAATTAATTGATATTTATGTATAAAGTACATCAATGTCAATTCACAAATCATATTTCAATAGAAATAATACAATAATTTTTAATAGTTATACAAATACAGGTAGAAATCCTGTAACTGAACTATTTTTTGGTACAACCGTGGTTTCACAATATCCATTAGGTTATAGTAGATTCATTTTTGATTTAGATTTGGATTTACTTAAAGAAAAAATCAAAAATAAAACAATCTCAACAAGTTGTGGTAATAATATTAAACACACACTTAGGATGACAAATACGTCAACCTTTGATAAAGATTTGTTGAATACATCAACTTCTCAAGGAAGACAAAGAGCAACATCGTTTGACCTTGTTTTACTAAGAATCCCACCTATTGATTTTGATACGGCATTTCCCCAAAATTGGGATGAAGGTGTTGGTTATGATTTTGCCGATTTAATTTATCAATATACACCAATTGATAAAAACTTTTCAACAAGACCTTCAAATTGGTTTGAAACCACAACAATAAATAAATGGCAAGAAGAAGGAATCTATAATAATAGAAACTTAGGTACATATCCATATTCAGCATTAACACTTGTTTCCGAACAACATTTTGAATTTGGTGATGAGAATATTGAATTTGATATGACAAATGAAATCAATGACATATTGAATAATAATTTATCAGGAGTTACAGGATGGGTTATTGCATATAAACCACAAGTTGAATTATTAAGTGGTTTAACTGATACATACGAAGTTCAATTTTTTACAAGACATACCCAAACATTTTATGAACCATATTTGGAAACAAATTATGATGATATAATTGATGATAATAGAAATAATTTCACTTTAGGTAGAGTAAACAAATTATATCTCTATTTGTATGAAGATGGTAATCCAATTAACTTAGATAATTTACCTATTGTATCAATATTAGATAATACTGGTAATGTAATATCAAGTCTTTCGGCAATAACTGCTTGTCAAAAAACTCAAGGGGTATATGAAATTACAGTTCCTCCACTTATTGGTTACAAAACACCTTGTACATTCTCAGATAAATGGACTGGGTTAACTTATAATGGATTTCCATTACCTAATGTACTTAATGATTTTACACTACAACCATTTAAAAATGGATTTACTATAGGTACAAATTCAATTGACCCTAAAATTTATGGTTTTGATTATTATGGTATTAAACAAGATGAAAAAATATTTAATACGGATATAAGAAAAGTTGGGGTAATAATTAAACAAGCATATACAACAAATAAATTATTACCAAAGGTTGATGCTTATTATCGTGTCTATGTTAGAGAAGGACAAACTGAAGTTCAAGTTCAAGATTGGACAACAATTAATAGAACTCCAAATGAATACTATTTTATCTTTGATACTAGAGATAAAATTCCAAATGAATATTATATTGATATTAAAGTTATTAGTAGTGGGGAAGTTAATACTTATAAAAGACAAATAAAATTCCAAATAGTAAATTATAAATAATTATGCCAATTTATAGTGTAGGTCTTAGAGATTGTGGGTGTACTAATAAATGTATAGCGTATCAAGTAGTTATTGAAGATAATTCTAGTCAACTTATAGTTGGTAATGTTTATTCATTTAGTGGTTATGTATCATTTGGGTGTTACGTTGTTGATAGTTTTAATTTAACCAAGCCTGGTGCTACTCCAGATACTATAATAGTAAATTCATATGGTCCTGAAAAATCAACAGGTTGTGATGATTGTGTATCACAAATTTATGATTATTTACAATTTACTTCTTGTGATGGAATAATTGGTGAAATTATTATACCAAAAAATCAATTTTCACCAGTACCATCAATTGGGGATGTCTTATTTATTGAAATTTATTTTTCTAATGATAGTGGGTTACAACAATATAGTAGTTGTTTTGAATTAAAAAGTTTTACTTCAAGAGTACCAAATTTTGAGGTATTAGTAACTAGTTATAGTTCACATACTGATTGTAAAACTTGTATTGATAATTCACCATTAGTGTATCGAATAATTGAATGTTTATCCTCAACTGAATATTATATTCCATTACCATCATCGGGTCTTGACAATCATTTAATAACATTTACCGATTTAGCAGGAATAACACAATATTGTGGGGTAGTAATAGAATTAAGTTCTGGTGTAATAAATGGAACATATGTTAATGATTTAGGGATTAATAATGATGGTGTTGATTGTGATTATTGTAATGGATTGGTGAGTGAAAAAAAGAAACTTATTAATTGTTTAAATAATAGTGAAGAAATTGTTTGGGCATCAGTTTTATTCCAACCAGGGGATTCAACTCATTTATCATTAGGTAATGGGTGTTACGAAATTAGTACTGATGTAGTACCCCCAACAAGTGCAATTACAATTAGTGAATTAGCAAATTATGACCCACAACAAAATTGTGAAGATTGTTTGGAATGTTATGGTTTGGTATATGACTTTGTAAGTTGTGAACAATATGAAATTTGTGGCCCCATTAATATAATTGATTATTTTAGTTTAAGTGGTCTTAGTATCTCACGTTACTTTAAAATTGATAGCAACGATTTTGCATTTATACCATTTGTAGATAATAATCTAATAGCTAAAATTGATACCAATACCTCTTCAGTTATTGAGATATCTAATAACGTTTTAAATAATCCTTATAGTTTAGATATTGATGAAACTAATGGGGTTATTGCGGTTACAAATTATTCAAACGTTATACCTTCAGTATTTGATATTACGTTTTTTGATTATAACGACTTATCTCTTAGTAATAATTTAAGTGTTACTGGTGTACAACCAACCAAAGTTTATTATAACACAAATGACCAACTATTTTATTTTGCGAGTGCTCATCTAGGTGGGGTTATTAATGCTATATTAGTCTATAGTGGTACGGCTTATAATAATATGACATTTGTTACTGATTTTGGTACTACAAATTCATCATATCTTGACATAATACAAATAGGTTCGTTTTTTTATACTTTAACATCAACTAATATTGAGGTCTACGATACATCATATACATTAGTTAATACATACACATTCAGCGATACATTACTCTCGCTTACTTACGATGGGGGAAATTTTATATACATATCAACAACAAATAATTATTATGTAAAATTTGATTTATCATTAAGTGGTACTACCACACATTCTTTCCCATATTGTTCAAGTAGTCAATATGGGATAAAAGTTAATTCATCAACTAATCGATTATATATTTCCGACAACGGTTGTAATCAAATATATGAATTTGATACACTAACAGATAATTTATTAATTACTTATAGTAGTGAATTATCTAATATAGGTATAACTCAACCTTTTGATATACAAGCAGATACTTTAGGTAATTTATGGTTTGGGTCATTTAGTGCTTTGTTCCAACTTGGTTGTTACAATGACTTCATTAGTGGTCAAACAACATCAAATGAATATTTATCAACAGGAACAACATTTTTTAATTACAATTTAAACGGATGTTGTGAAATCACAAATATAACAAGTATTACAAGACCTGAATTTTTAAATATAACTGAATATCTCAGTATGTTACATTATTCAGATTGTCAGACATGTACTGGTACAACACGAGATATATTTTATTGTACTGAATGTGTATCAGGAATTGGGGGTATATTAATTGCCCCACAAGGTACGTATTCGGCTGGTGAATTTGTACGTTCACAATTTGGTAATTCAGATTGGTTATGTTTTGAAATTATAGAACCTTTTAGTGGTCAATCAGCTTCAATATCTTTTGTATCATCAGGTTCAAGTTTCACAACTTGTGAAGAATGTACATCAAATGCAACATTAGGGTTAACACTGATTAATTGTAATACATTGGAAGCATCACAAGTTACAGTTACTCTAAATGATTGGATTGAAATAACAGGATTTCTTTTCCAATTACCCAACCCAACCATTACTGATACTAATGGTGTTTGTTATCAGGTAGTTAATTCTTGTCCAATTGATAATGTACATCCGTTATTTGAACCACAAAATTTTTATTTAAATCAACTTTTTTGTAGAACAGCTAATCGACCAGTTCCCCCAATTTCAGCTGGAACTGAATATTTCGGTTGTAATATTTGTTGTCCTTGTGATTCTGGTGGTACAATAACTCAAATAGTTTTACCCCACCCTCAATGGACTAATGGTCAAGGTAGATTAATTTATTTACTTGATGCTATAACATTAGGTGGTCCTAATGGATTAAATATGTAAATTTGTGATATTTATAAATAAAAAAACATTATGTCAACAATTTCAGCAAATAGTGAATCAACAATCTGTGTTGTCTGTTGTCCTTGTACTACAGGTGAAACTGTCACTAGTGTAGTACCACCACACCCAACTTGGACTAATGGTCAAGGTGACGCTATAGTACAATTAAACGCAGTAACATTAGGAGGTCCTAATGGATTAAATAATTAAAAATATATGAGAATAACTGAATCACAACTCAACCAACTCGTTAAAAAAATAGTTAACGAAAAAGATTATGGAAAAGTACAAAACTATATGTTTTTCAGTAATCTAGAACAAATGGTAAGACAAGCACAATTGTTATTAGAATTAGACCCAATGGAAGTAGAAAAAATACTTCAAGGTGGTCACGATTGGGCTGATGACCATATTGCAACGGCAAAAGAAAACTTAGACCAAGTATTTGACTTTCTGATGAACGAAACTCAATATAGTGATGAGTTCTATGACGATGAAGAAGATATGGTTATGATGGAAGGAAAAAAGAAAACTGGAACAAAACTATGTTCAAGAGGTAAAACTGCTGCCAAATCAAAATTTAAAGTCTATCCCAGTGCTTATGCGAATGGTTATGCCGTTCAAGTTTGTAAAGGAACAAAACCTGGATTAGATGGAAAAAAACGTTGTTCACCACCTTATTGTTAAAATAAAAAAAGAGGACTTAAAGTCCTCTTTTTTTTATCATTAAAATGATGGTTTTGGAATTATCTCACCTTTTTTATATCGTTTACCAGTTGGGTCAGCAAGTTTATCAGTTAAAACTTCATAAGAACCATCCGCCAATTTTTTAAGTTGTTTATTTGCAGCTACCGCATCCCAATATTGCGAACCATATTCTTGTTTTACTTTAGTTTCACCTGTTCCTGCAACTTCTTTCGTACTTCTTTGAACTATCTTAGTACCACATTTATCTAATATTAAAAGGTCATTAACTTTACTATCACCTCTTGATTGTAGTGTTGGTGTGCAACTATGATAAAGTACTCCATTCTTGTTAGTAATCCTAATTTCAGCAACATCTGAATGACAATTAGGTAGTACACATTGTAAACTTAATACAATAGTATTTTTACCTAGTTTAGCAATTTCTAAAGCTTGAGCTCTTGTAACTTCAACAACACCATTTCTACTACCTCCATCAACTTTATTATTAAGATTTACTTGTCCAATATTTACATCATTTAATAAAACGTTAAATATAGCTTCATCACATTTATGAACTCTAGGAACTTCTTTCTTTAACATTTTGTTATACTCCATAAAACCTCCTCTACAAGGGAACTCAGGTGATGAATTACCATTTTCATAAATAACTTCAATTTTTAATCCAACTAAACAAGTACCAGGAGCTTCAGCATTTATAACCACGTCAACAAAACGGTCTCTTGCTTCGTTACCAGTACGTCCTCTAAATACATTTACACCTTCTTTATTTGGTGAGTTGTCAACAATAGGTTTAGGTTCAATTTCTGAATTATTAAAATAATTAGTTAACCAGTCAACCATAACACTTCTTCTTTTTTTAGCCAAATAAAAATCAGGTTTCCCCTGATTATCATTTAGTTCATAATCATAATTAGGTGTTGCCGATTCACCACCAAGAACTTTAATAGTTAAAGGAACACCAGGATTTTTTTGAACAAAAGGTAATAAAGAACTATCTAATTTTTCTTTGAATTTGTTACTATTCTTAATTAGATACTTACCATCACCATACAAATCCCCAAAATCAATTTTGATTTTTTCACCAGGTAAATTTTCTTGTTCTAATATTAATCCGTATAAATTTTTAATGTGTTTTTTCTCGTCTTCAGATATTAATAGTCTTCTATTATACATATTTATTATTTTATTTAATAATAAATATATCGTTTTTTAAAAAAAAAATTTATTGATTATAATAAAATTTGACTATTTCCATTTTTGGATAAATAGATTTATGTGTATCATATAAGTAATTGGCATATTCTTCACTAAAACCAAAAATGTTTGAAATTCTACCATCATCTTCCAAACCAAGGACACATAAGTTTTTCAACTTATAATCAATGGGGTCATAATATTCCACATTATATGGTAAAACAACATCAGTTAAAAGATTAATCTTATTCAAATCAATACTATCTTTTGATTCAAACAAAACAACCATATACTGAACATACACACCTTTATTAAATTCGTCACTCATACAAGTTGGTACAAATGAAGAATCAGGAAGTACTTGAGCACGTAAAGTAAAAGAGAATACTAAACAAACTAGAAGGAATAACTTTTTCATAATGATTTTGTGTTTTAATTTATTTAAATGTAAAAATAGTAATAAGTGTTGAAGTTACAAAATAATTTACTTGTTTTTTTATTAAAAATAATATTTTCCCTTTTTTTAAAGATTTACTTTGAAATATAACGATAAAGTTTCTATCTTTGTTCCAATCAAAATAAAAAAATTAAAACAATATGAACAAGTTAATTAAAAGGTTATCAAAACGAGCTTATGTTAAGTGGTTGACATTTAATAGAAAAATGAATAACCCACAAGAAAATCAAATATCAGAAACTCAAAAAAAATGTATGGCAATTGCAAGAGCATTGATAACACATACAGATTCAAAGTTTCTAATCGCACCATTAAGTGGTAAAAGATATATCAAAAATCCAACTCTTGATTTGTTCTTAATTTTGGAAGGAAAAACCTTAAGTATTACCAACCACGTATATCATTATGACATTGTAATAAGTGATAGAAATTATGATAGATTAACCAAAATGTATGATGGCAAAGTTGAAACAATACGTCAAGAATATGAAGATGAAGTTATGTCACAAATTGTTCACTCCTTGGATATAATCATTGAAAAAGTCAAAACTATTTCTTCTTAGGTTTATAAGAAGTCATAGTGGGCTTGTTACCAGTTCCAATTTTGGGGTCTTTTTTTTCAGCCCTACGTTTCTGAGCACAAGCCGATTTCTTCTCAGAATCTGACATCTTACCCGCAACTCCAGCCGCTCTACATTTAGGGTAACTCTTGGTGTCAGCTTCACTCCTTCCACAAGGTGGATGTTTACCATCAACCTTTCTACATATATTAACCCAAGGTCCTTTAGGTTGTGATGACCCCTTGGGTTTTTTCTTTGTTCCAAACCAAACAGCCAAATCCTCATTTATTGTATGAACATCGTGAGTATCCATATCCATATCATTGGTATTTTTTTCCCAAACACCAACTTTCTTTTTTATATTATGTTTTAAAGTACTTTTAACTTTTTGTTTGTTAACTTCAGAATCAACAAATTCTGTAAATGGGGCGGTTAATTTTTGTTTCCATTTTTTCATTCCCAATTCAATTGGACCTGTATATACTCCAGCACTTGTACTTGTATCAATTTCATTTAAATACCAAACTTTAAGAGATTCAGTTAAAATAGGAGCTTCCTCATATTTCCACTCATTTATTCCCATTGTAAATGGTTTTAACATTTCTTTTAATGGTGGTCTCTTTTCATCGTGACCTAGAAATGGATTAATTACGTCACCATCGTCATCATTTCTAATAGGATGATTCTTGGCATAGATTGAAGCTTTTTTTGCATTGGATTCAATTTTTTTGATATCTTTTTTTGGTGTACTCATTTTACCATCATAAGAATCTGTAGCTAATTGTTGACTATAATATTTAGAGACTGGTGTATTAAATGGATTTAATTGAGTCTTATCAAATATTCTTTTTCCTGACCTAAGTGGGGGTACAAATGAACCTCTACTACCAGTTAAATTACTTGTAGCCTCTTTTATAATTTCTTGTTTGATTTTATCTACAATTTGTCTTATCATTATAATATCATTATATACAAATAAATATCTATGGAACAAGAAAAATTATTCGGAAAACTATTTAATTCAGTCCCACTATTAACTGAAGACCATCTACAAACATTACTTGATGTAATGGATAAAGAACAAGCAATATACCTATTAGTACAAGCCGTAAATTATGCTTATCTAAATGGGGTTTATTCACTTGGTGAAACCGAAGTAATTTCAAAATCAATTAGAATCTTGAGTAAAAATCAACCTGAATAGAATTAAGTTGTCATAGAACCAGCATCTGTTGTTGGGGTATTTCCACCAGTTGTTGTAGTTGATACACCTGTAACTTTTCCTGAACCATCAGTTTGTAATCCAGTTACCTTCTTAGTGTCCAATGGCGCTATTACTGGAGCGGGTAAAGATGTTGTAGTTGCAGGTGCTGCGGGAGTACCACTTTTAGCAGCTTTAACTGCTGCCTCAATTTGAGCAAGAGTACCTTTTCCTAATTGATTATCAGCCGAACCAACATTATATCCTTTACTTATTAAAAGTTGTTGTAATTGTTGAACAGTATAATTGGTTACCGCAGCTGGTGTTGTTCCTGCAGCTGGTGCTGCTCCAGTTGCGGGTGTGGGTGTAGATGTGGGTGCTGCAGCTCCTGCCGCTGGTACTTGTTCAGACAACGTTTTACTTTTATGTAAATTTAATATTTGTTGTCTTTCACTTTCTGTTATGTATAATGATTTCATATTTCTTATTGTTTGTTAGGTAATTTATTAATCATATTGTAAAGGTCATTTATATCTTGTTGAGATAATGAATTTCCTGTTCCAGTTAAACCAGCACTTGTTCTAAGTGATGAAACTTGTTGTGGTGAAATTAGTATTGAACCCATACCAGATACAGGAGCACCAGTTCCAGCAAATCCGCTTGTTGTACTTTGCGTTGTTGGTTTGTCACCTATTTTAATTGTTCCATCAGTACCACAATAATAACTACTCATTTTACCATCAACACCTCTTTTACGACCACCACCATAATATGTTTCACCATTTATATTATAAGCAACCGTACCATCTTTAAGTGAACCTTTTTTTGCGTTTGGATTTGATGTAACACAAGGATAATTTTCCCAACCAACTAATGTTTCTGCTGGTTTTTGTTTTGCAGCTTCTGCGGCTTTTGCTGTTGCTGCTTTAGAAAGTCTAATAGCTTTTGTTAATGGAACTTGTACTGTGTCACTCCAATATTTATCATAATAAATTTCTCTTTTAAGGTCAGCAAGTAAATCTATTTGATATAATTCTTTGTATTCTTTCATAACACCACATAAATCTGGGATAGATGGAATAGTCGCTAATGTACTTTTTATACCAGCTCTACTTTCGGTAGTCGCATAACCACCACCCAAATAATTAGTAGTGTTAATGAGACCATTTAATTTTTCTGCTATGTCCATTAATGGTCCAGCGTCTAATGTTGGTGTACCACCTTTACTACAAACTTCAGTAATAGTTTTAATAAACGCATCTCGATTCATAGTACTAGCTATACCTGATATTAATCCTATTGCTCCACCAATAACGGCACCTGGTATTGCACCAACACCACCAAAATGAGCACCAATAACGGCTCCTGTTTGAGCACCACCTGCCGTACTATAAGCCATACTACCAAGTGATTGCTCATTCATCAAATATTGTTTTCTTGTACTACTTTCGTGTAAATTTAATATTCTATTTTTCTCTTCTTCGTCTAAATAATATAATTTTTTCATAGTTTGAATATTTTTATTATAAATATCTTTAATTACAAAAAAAAACTATAAAATTCTATTACTCTTTTTAATATTCTCAACACCCCACATTGGTTGTAAATTATTCAAAGACCAACACTCTTTAAACTCTTTATCATCAACACTTTCAAATACAAACAATGATATTGGTTTTATATGGTCAATATGCCATTCACCATAATTCTCCCAAGTCATACCATCAGTAAATTGTTTCTCTAAATGTTCTTTTAAATCTAATGCTGAATACCCAACCATATTGAAGTAATTAGAATACTTATCCAATTTGTTCTCTTTTAGAACAATATAGATTGCAGTTCTAAAATTAGATATTAGTTTGTAGATTGGGTCAGTGTGTCTCTTATGTTTTTGGTAGTTACGTTTTTTCTCTCTATGTTTGTCAATGTTCTTTTCCCTCCACTCTTTATGATATTCATTAAGTCGGTCTCTATTTTCTTTTGACCACTCTTTATGATACTCAGTCAATCTTTCTTTATTTTTAATTAGGTATTTTTTATTTGCAATTTTTTTACCTCCTTTAAATTTTTGACCAGGTACACCAACTTTGACATTGTTTTCTTTTAATATACGTAAAACAATATGTTTTTTTATACCTAATTTTTCAGAAATAGATGGACTCCCCAACATTTCATCGTTGTATAATCTGATAATTTCATTAATTGTTTCAATATTTAATTCTATTCGTTTCATATATTATAAATATAATGAATATAAACATTAAATCAATTATTTAATTTAAAAATAAAAAAAAAGAGGGACAAAAAACTTGTCCCTCTCGTCATTTTTTATTAAGATTTACTATCTCAATTCTTGTAAGTCAAATGTTCTAACACCATCAACTGTAATTCTCGCATAGAAGCGGTTGTTCACCATTTTTTTAGCGTATCTAGTCATAATACCCTTGATAGGAGTAAAGTTGAATGGATTATACATTGTTGGAGTTAATTGAAGTGGAACATACGGAGCGTAGATGTAACCAGTATCAAGAAGTGATGTACCTTTATGTCCGATTAACACTTGGTTAGGTGGGAAGTAAGGGTCACGATATACTTGGTATCTACCAGCTAATGTACCTACTCTTTCAATACCCATATTGTATTGGTCTTGCTCAGGAGAAGCATTTGATACGTGGAAGTATTCCAAGTCATCAAAGATTGCAGAAACCTCAGAAGAAACAACAATCCAGTTAGCACCACCTCTAAGAGTTGATTTGTGGATTTGAGCTGAAAGTTGGTTGATAGCTGTAATCAACGTTTGATTCCAGTCTTTTTGAGTGTAAGAAGTTGTTTGAGCAATTCTTCTCCATCCGTTGTAATCCCATCTCAAGTTCCAAGCTGCACCTTTTCTAAGGTCACGAAGGATTTCTCTATCGATTTCAGCTGCAACTTGCTCAGAAAGAAGAGCAGTTAATTCAGCTTCAGCATCGATGTTATGGAATGCCGCAACGTCTTGAGCTAACTCAGGAGACCATTGAGCTCTAAGTTTTCTTTCAGAAACAGAAACAGTAACTGATTCAAGGTCGAAAGAAACTTCACCGATTTTATCTTCGAATTCAAGTTCTTCGTATCTTCTCCAAACAGCTGTAAATGAATCAGCAGAAGAAGCTGAGAAAATAGTTGTTCCAGTGTAACCATCTAAAGAAGAATCACCACATGTTGCACAAGCAGGACAAGATAAGTCAACTTCTAAATAGATACAACCATTTTGGTCACAAATACTATCATAAGAACCACCATTTGCGTTAGGAGAAGCTCCGTTGAATGTAGTTTGAACTCTTGTTGATGTTGGGTTAACAATACCTTTACCATATTGTTGTGTTACAAGTCTAAATAATAAGTTTGGATAAGTCTCAGTACCAATACCCATAGTATCACAAGTGTTAGTATCGGCTGAAATAGTATTTCTAACGATTTTAAGGTCGGATAAGAAAGTTTCAGAATCAACCTCAGCACCATCAGGTCCGATAAGTTTACCATAACCAGGATAAGTACTCCATCCACAAACTTTCATAATCATTTTTCTTACATTTGGAGTAGTTTCAGTGATTTCATAATTTTCTAAAGCACCATTAGACCATTTCAATAATGAAGTATCTTGAGTAATAGCAGTCCAACGACCTTTAGAGTAATCAAATAAACCACCAGGTTCTAAACCAGGTTCGCTACCTTCATAGAATAAATCGTAAAGGTTTTTAGTGAAAGAACCTGAACCAATGTAACCTGCGTTAGGGTTACCAGGGTAGTTACCAGGACCACCTACAGGTGAATAATGCTCTCCCGAATAATCTTGTGAACCATTAGGTCCTGTAAATGTCGCACCAGAATAACCTTGGATTTTAGGTACGAAGTAGAACAATTTACCGATAGGTAAGTTCATAGCTTGTACAGATACGATATCGTTAGCTAACAATTTAGAGAAAACTCTTCTTACGATAGGGAATACAACAGTTTCGAATGAACCAGATGACCCATCAGAAGTTGCTTCGTTAATAAGGTGAGAAGCTTGGTTTTCATATAACTGAGCTACGTTTTCTTTTAGGTGGCCTTTAAGACCTTCAAGGAATCCTAATCTATCCCATTTGTTAATAGTATCTTCTTTGATAACTTTAAGGTGTTTCAAACCAATGTTACCAACAAGACCGCTTTCTAATAATGCTCCCATTTTGTATTTGTTTTGTTTTTTTTTTTGGTTTATTTTATTTTAATTTTGACATCAAATCCTTCATTCTCAAGAATTGAGGATTTTCGTAAGTTTTTGATTCAATCAAATTAACTGCTGAACCTGTTGATGGTGATTTTTGTATTGTTCTTTCAACAGATTCATTAACTTGTTGAGTCTTAGTGTTTGATAATTCGTCTTTAATTACTTTGTAAAGATTTTTAGATTCTTTAAGAGTTTCTACACCATCAAATCTTTTTAGAATGTTAACTTTTTCTTGTTTTGAAGTTGAATGTTCAGTAAATAATCTAGTTGCGTACGCCAAGTTTGAATTGAAGATTGCAACTTCATTAAGTTTATTTCTAAAAATGTTTAATGCTTTTCTGTACTCTTCATTTTTTTCTCTAAGTAAATTTAATTCTTCTGTTTCAACAGATTCTTTTCTGATGTGACGAGGTGCTGCTTTTGGTTTTGGTAGACCTTCTCTTCCCCAATATTTTCCATTACCTAAAGTACGTGAAGCTTCTTTGGTTTCAACCTTTTTAGGTTTTGTCATCATACCTTCTTTTGTCTCTTTAGACTTTGTAGGTTTCTTAGTGAATTCACCATCAAAACTTGGAGAATCAGATTTATAAATATCCTTTTTAGGACCTTTACCCATACCAATACCTTTAGTACCTTCTTTTTGTTTAGGTTGTTTGAAATCAGTAGTTTGTTTAGGGAATTTGAATTTAGAAGCAGAACCCATACCCATTCCTTTTGGTTTTCTTGATTTTTTAGATTCCATCATAAATTCTTCGTCACCTTCATAAAATTCTTCATCCATAGCTCCTAAATCTTCGTAATCAGAATCGTCTTCAATTTCTAATTCGTAGATTGTTCCTTCACTAAATTCTTTTTCGAAAACACTTTCAATGTCAGATTTATCCATTTCAAACTCATCATCCATTTCATATAACTCGTTATCCATTTCATAGACTTCATCATCCATTTCATATAACTCGTCATCCATCTCATATAAGTTTTCATCATCCATCTCATATAAGTCTTCATCAAACTCGTCCATACCTTCACCAACAATCATATATTCTTTTTCATTGTCTTTTAGGTTTATGTTACCCGCGTTATCTTTGGTAACTACGATTTCATCTTCAGGACTTAATAGTTTGAAAACTTTAAGAACTTGTGAAGTTGGTTGATTTGTGAGGTCTATTGTATCCACCTCCATATTAGGTTCTGACATATCCATTTCATCTTCTTCCATGCCCATTTCATCGTCTTCTATGTCCATTTCATCATCTTCCATTTCCATTTCATCGTCTTCAATGTTCATTTCATCGTCTTCTATGTCCATTTCATCACCTTCTTCATCTTCAATCTCTTCATCGTCTTGTTCTTTGAGAGATTCTTTTACCAAATCTTTGATTTCTTGTCTCATAGTAGAGGCAAGTATTCCTTTTGCATTTTCAGCAACAGCTTCTTCCAAATTTTTCATTTGTAGTATTGCTTCTTCAACTAATGATTTTTTTTCTGTCATTTTGTTTTTTTATATATAAATATGTTAATTTTTTAAAAAAATCTTTTGTGGTGTATTTCACACACACAAAAAATTTGTTTTTACGTTAACAATAAATATCATAGTATTGATAAAAAAAATAAGGATACCCAAAATGGATACCCTTATTTTAAAATTTTCTTGTTTTAGTTACTCAATTACTTCATCTATTTTACTTTCTACAATAGCTGTAATTCTCCAATCCATTGTATAGTGTTCATAAATTTTTGTAACTTTTGCTTCAACATCGGTTGGATTGTAGCCCATAACTAATTTCTCAAGTTTAATTTTCTTTACTTTACCTGAGTCTTCGTCAACTAAATCTTCAGCAATTTTTGCTACGAAATATTTTTGTCCATCTTCCATTTTTTAAAAATTTTTTTTGGTTTAACTTAATAACCCAAATAATCGTTTAATCTTTTCATTAAGTCAAGTGATTTGTTACCAAAGTCTCCAACATTTCTTTCCATTGCAACTCTTTTGTCTTCTTCCAAGTTTTCTGAATACATATCTCTATCTTCTTTGTTTAAGAAAAGATATGCCCCAGGTGTTGATGGTGAAGAAACCAAGTCAAAACAAATTAATTCAAAATCATCTTGAACCTCATTTTGTTCCCCAACCTTTTTTAATGAACCAACACCACGGGAAGATATACCAAGGGTTACACCTTGTCTTAAATAATTTGCGGCCATATCACCCTTAGTTGAAACAATTCCTCTCTCGTGGAATCCTGGTGATGTCAACAATTTAAGTTTACCCATCAATATTGGACCTTCCCACCATACTTCTGTGATAATATGAGAAACTCTATCTAAATCAATTAAAGAAGATTCAGGGTGGTTCAATTCGGAAAGTGAAGTCCCTTTTTGAATCATTTTTTTATAGTTCTCAGCTTCCCTTTTTAATATTTTTTCAGGGTAAATTCTACCATTACGATTTGGTGTATTGTATTTTTGTAATACGGCATAAAATTCAAATGGTTTAGAATGGTCTAAAAAACTTTTTTGTTCCATTATATAGGAATTCATTTCAGTTTTTGGTGATACCCATCCATCATTTTCTATTAAAATACCTTTACCTACTTCACCAGGTTTAATTAATCTCAAATTCATCTTTTATTTTTATTAATAAATATTGATGAATTGTCAATTATTAAATAATTTCGTCAATTATACCTTTTTTAGTTAAACTGAATGTGAAATATGGATTATTATTAAAGTTTGATATTATTATTTTTTTTGATAAATCCTTAAGATTATCTCTAAGGTAATTTGATTTGAAATCCAAATCTTTCTCTTCTAAGAATAAATTTATTTCTAAATTTAAGAATGATTTTTTATTTGGGGTTAACCCACTTGCACGTAAGTCTAAATCAACTATAAAATTCTTTTTAAATGTTTTTGTATTAATATTGTTGAAAATTGTATGTTTAATTTGTCTAGATAGATTTAATACTATTCGTTCCCAATTCTCAAGTTCTTCTTTGGGTTCAACCCAAGTTTGTAAATTTAAGTAAATTGATTTTAGTTCAAATGAATCTGTTGTACCATACATTACTTTAGTTGTCTTAAACCCTTGAATTTTTGACGTTTTACCTTTTTTCATTCATAATTTTTTTTATTATTTATTTTTTAGTAAAAGAATAAATAATTATATATTAATAGTCAAAAAATAATTTTCCAAATAAAATTTATGTTAATAGTAAATGTAGATAATAAAACACCTATTGAAAAAGCCTTAAAACTTTTCAAAAGTAAAGTCATCAAAACTAAATTGATGACTGAATTAAAAAATAGGAAAGAGTTTACAAAGAAATCTGTAAAAAACAGAAATCAGGTCAATAAAGCTATCTATGTACAAAAATACAAAAAAGAGGATAACGATTAAAGATTTTCATTCAAATCCTTCAATTTGAAAAAAGTCAATTTATCGTATTTTTCATTTTTTATTTTTGTAATGGTTTCATCTATTTTAGATGATGTTTCATTGTCTGATACTTTTTGGTGATTGGTAAGTTTTCCAATCACTTGTTCTTTTATTGTGTTATATTCTTGTTCTAATGTATTATCATCCTCAGATAATAATTTAACTAATTCTTTTTTACTACCTTCATCTAAGGTATTCAAATAGTTATTCAATGTTTTGTTAGCCAATTTAATCATTGAACTTACTGGGATATTAATCACCTCATTTTGTTTTTTCTCAGTCTGAGTTAAAGACTCAGTTAGAATTTGTTTACTTTTGATTTTACTCTCAAGTTTCAAAATGTCAGTTGAGAAAACATTATCAATATTTTCGTAAGTATTCTCAACTGAAATTCCATCCAACCAATAATTTAATTTTTTTAAATCATTTGATTTAATTTTATTAATTAGATTTTCGTAAATAGTTATTGAACCATTGATATAATCATCAACAATTTTTTTATCAATATTTTTCTTTGAACTTAATTCATCGTACAAATAAAACAATTTACTCAATGTTTTATTTTCCAAAATATTTTTTTTGAAATATTTCATTTCTTCCTTAAAAAGAATTTCATTTTTGAAAGATTCTGTTAAAACGTAATCTATTTTTGATTTAATAATTCCGAATTTCATAGTTGTTTTTTTATATAAATATTAGTCATCTATTAGTTTACTCAAATGTTTCTCAATTTCACCCAAGTAATTTCTTGCTTTAGATAAATCAATAAAACTTTCTTCATCTAAAAAATTATCACTTTCTAATAATATTTTCATATTATCTTTCTTTTCACTCTCAGGTAATCCTGTTGGTTCGCCACCTGGAGGTGGAGGTGCTCCTCCAGGAGGTGGTGGTGTTGCAGCTCCGCCACCTGCAGTAGTACCACTTTTTTGAGTGTATAATTTATCAATCATATCAAACACACCTGTTTTAGTTATGATTGTCGCAGTATTCGTAAGTTCAGCATCAACAGCTTTTTCAATTCTTTGTTGTTGTAAATCATTTTTAATTTCTTCATCAGAGAAACCTAAGATATGTTTTTTAGCCCAAGTTATTGATGTTGGTGCAGTACCACCAATAGGTGTAACACATTCTTTGTATAATGCAATTTTTTCTTTCCAAATATCAATTTTTAATAAATCAGCTTGACTAGATGGATTAGTTAGACTTAAAGTGAAATTATTTAATTCGTCTTCAAATCCCAATAAAAACAAATGTATAATGGCAATTTTATTCAATTCGGCCACCATTGATTTTTGTATTCTGTTAATTGTTCTTGCAAAACGAATATCAATTAACGATAAATTTTTACCATCACCAACTGGTTCTTCAAAACCTAAGAATGCTTTTGGTACACGAAGAGCGGTTAATAATTTCTTTTGGATATATTCAATATCAGCAATTTCACCTAAATTTGTTCCACCCGCCAATGTTTCAATTGGACTACCTTGTGCTGGGTCTCTTACAGGAATAAAATAATCTTGGTCAACCGCCATTTGATTGAATCTCATATCCACATTACCTGTCTGAGAGTCCACAACTTGACTACGTTTGAATTTGTTAGCAACACGTTGTACATAAGCTTCAACATCCTTATCATCCATATTACCAACAAAAACTTTGAATACCCTTCTCTCAGGTGCACGTGAAGTTCTATAAATTAACATAGCATCTTCTGATAACAATAATTGTTTCCAAATACGCCTTGCTTTCTCTAACATTGATGTGCCATATGGAAGTTTTCTATCATCACCCAATAAACGGAAGTGAGCAATTTCCCAAGAATTAAACTCCATATCCTTTGCTTTCCATTTGAATCTTAGACCTTTGTTTTCGGCTGGTTCATCAACATTTTGTCTACTTGCTTGTGCGGGCATACCTCGTTCCAAACGTTCAATTTCAATGTTTGGTAATTGCATACAACCAACAATTCCTTTGTCAGGGTCAAGTTTCAAATAAACAAAGTTATCACCATACTTACAAGTGTTTCTTGTCCACATAGGTAAGTTTGTATTAATATCTAAAACATTGTTGAATAAATCAGCTAAGATACCCTTGATACGTTTTGATTCAGAATATATTTGTAACATATAACCATCTTCATCAACAGTTGTTGATTCTTCACCATATATGTCCAATGCGGCAGATATTTCGGGTGTGTTATGTGAGAATATTGAATCTGTGGCGAAATTCTTGTAACCAGGTACAGTTAAATCATAAACGGGTACAATACCATAAGGTTCTACTGAAACAACTTTGTGATTTAATTGTAGTTTATCATTCTTTGTTCTTGCTGTTGAATATATTGATTTTTGAATACCGTACGCTTCTAAGAATGTACTCCAGTCTTTATAACCATTTGCAACAATATCTCTTTGTAGTTTTCTATAAGAAACATTTAATTCCTTAGCAGTACCTTTTAATGTTTTAATTTTACGAGCAGTTTCTATAATATTATCCCATCCTATTTTGATATAAGCTGGATTATTGTTACCACTTCTTCTTCCAGCCCAAACCAATTTACCTTTTCTTTTTGCAACCTCAGACATTTTTTGTCTATATTGAGGATTAGACCATAGTTTCTCATTATTTAATCTTGTGTGATACGCTCTATGTTCTGATATAGTCATAATCTGTAGATTTTCTGGTAAATTATTTTTACCATTAAAATCAATATGATGAACTTCTTCATCTTCTTTCACTTTGGTGTCATAAAACCATTCAGCAATAAGATTGTGTTCAGAAATCCACCCATTGTGTCCTTCATCAGAATTACAAGTGTAAACCCAATTATATTTTTCATTATTATAGAATGATTTACGATAAAAAGGCAGCATTGAGTCATTAGGTTTTAAATTCATAACCCTTTCAAACGAACCATCTCTTTTCATAAATTGATGTTCCCAAGTTGCAATAATGTGAGACCCATCGTCAAAAGTAATTTTGTAGGTCATTTCATCACGAGTGTAATGAGCATTTCTTGCTAAAGCTGGGACAACTTTTTTTAAGTTATGGTCATAAGCATAAGTTATAAATTCATAATCCCTACCCTTATCAGCCAATTCTTTGATTGTGATAAACCCGTTAGGTGTTGCGATTTTTGTATCCCCATGTATACAATATTCCATAGATTCGTAATCATAAAATGATGCCAATCTTGTTGGTTCATAATATACGGCTTGAGTGTATAAATTACCTTCAATTTTTGTCCATTGATTTGCTAAATAGAATGTTTGTTGAGCTTGAAGTAACTCTTTCTCATATTCTTGTTTTGACGTGGTTCTTAATAATTCTTTTTTATCAAACTTATATGTTGGATAATCTTGATTTAATAATGCGTTAGGACCAAACGCGTGAGATAACCTCTGCCAAACTGTTAAATTTTTATTATTTTCTTCCATAAAATTAATTTAAAGCCTACTGATAATAACTAAATAGTTAACTATCAATATTCGAATTGTTCTGTTTGATTGTGGGTTTGTCTTGGGGTTGAATTTTCACTGACGCAATTCCTTGACCAGGTACATTTAATTTTGAACCTGCCAATATTTTGTTACCTTGTCTTTTTCTTATTACTAAACCCATATTCTTTTTATTTATAAATATTATCTTCCACCAAATAACCAAGAATATTTCATATAATCCTCTTTTGAAACATTTTGATTTCTTTGATTGATTCTATCGTGTCCATATGGTATTACTGGGTTAAATTCTATTTGTTTATTAACTTCTTCGTTGTTACTTACAGACCAAGATTCCAACATTGCTTTAGTATGTTCAGAGACCTTTTCCAAACTAGTAAAGGATGATTCCGCAACATATGTTGCCATTGCTACTGACATAATTAAGTCATCATGTTGTCCTTTTTGGTGGTCAGGTCTTCCGTTAACATATACAAAAGTATTCATTTCATTGAACAATCTCATACTATAAATCTTAAACTCGTGTCTCATTGCTTCCTCAAATGAAGCAATAATTTGAACTCGTTTATTATTAAAATTTATACCAGGTATTTTTTCTAAAGCTTTTGGGTCATATTTCCATTTGTTTGCAACATCAACACCATCCACATATAAATTCTTATAACCCATTTCTTGGAGTTTTCGTGATGTTGAAACTCCCATACCACCAGTTATATCTATTACAATAAAACAATTGTACATATTACCCCACTTATAACATATTTCGGCCATTGTATCGGGTGGTAATTTCCCAACATATTCAGCAACTTGTTCTCGTGTATCAAAATCAATAATTTGGAATGAACTAAAGTCTTCACTATCCCCTCTACTGACATCCACACCCATTACATATTTGTGACCAATAACTGGTTCTTTCCAAATCCATAAAGAATTACCAATCATTTTATTTTGGGGTTCTTTAATCATATTTTCTTTTACTCTTTGCATTAAAAGAGAATCAAATACATTATCACCTGAACCCAAAAAATTACATTCCAACTCTTGAGAAACTTTTCTCTTATCATATTTCAATTTCTTTACCATTCCTTCAAACCAAGATGAGCAAGGTTTGTAACCTGAATCCATCATTAATTTTAATTCATCGTAATTTCTTTCTTCAAATGGAATACCTTCCCAACTTACAATACTTTCTTTAGGATATTCATCTTTGTTTAATAAATAATGAATGGTATCTTGTGTTTTAATTAGATATAAATCTTTTGTATATCTTGGGTCTCTAAACCAATACATTTCAGAGATTTTGAAATCATTCATTCCCCTACTTGCTTGGTTATATATTTCATAATAAATTGGGTCATAACCATTTGGTGTTGAAACTACAATAACTTTACCCCCAGTTGATAGTGAGGCCATACAAGCCGCCCAAAAGTCTGAATCCGCGTCAATAAATGCTGCCTCGTCAAACACTAGGATTGTTGGTGTAAAACCACGAAGAGCATCCTTTGAGGTTGCCACAGCTTTCACTTCACATCCGTTATTTGTCTTGTAATGTTTTTGTGAATTTTTATCAGATGAAAAATCAATACCAACCCAACTTGGCCATTGACTAATAAACATTCTTATTTTATTAGCCATCTCCATTGATGTATCCAATTTGTTGGCAATAATCAAAATCTTTTCTGGTTTTTGTTTTTTTGCAAAAGCAATTCTTTTTGATATCCAAGCCGCAGTTACTGTTGATACCCCCGCTTGCCTGTATTTCAATGCAATATTTTCATTGTAATTTTCATAGTCATCTAATAATGATATTTGGTCAGGAAATAACTCTAATGGTACATACTTTGACACAGTATTATCATAGGTTTCCAGATATGTTCTTAACGCGTATGGGGTATCTCTCATACACTTCACATATTCCATCATTACTTGTTCTTTTGTTAAACTCATAAATTGTATTTAATATAAATATAAAAACCCCCACTTATTTCTAAATGGGGGTTTTAATTATTTTAATCTTCATCGTAATCAACATCATCTAACCAACTTAAATCATCCTCGACATCTTCATCATCTTCGTCTTCATCGCTTTGAGGTTGTATTCTTTTTTCAGACTTAATTAATTCATCATAGTTAGGCCTTTCAATTTTAGGAGGATTCTTTTTAATAGTATCAACAATCATTTGAGAAAATTTTTCGAATTTAGCCATTGCCGCAGATTTACCACTTAAAACACCATCGTACATAATTTCATTAAATAACTTTGGATTATCGTTTGCTAACTTATTAAATTGAGTTTGTATTGCACTATCCATCCAAGTTTCATAATCATCAATTAATTCACCCCATAAAAATCTTAACTTTGAACTGATTTCTCTACCAGTAATCATATTTTTAATTTCATGTTTATGAATGTCTGTTACTTTTGTCAAAGTGTTATTAACATCCTTATCTTTAGGTAAATAAAGAAGTGAATTAAAATACCTTCCAGCTTTATATAATTCGTGCATCAATAAGGGAAAATTTGGTGCCTCAACATTAATAATCCAATTACCTGGATTTCTTTGGTCAGGAACAACATCAGCATAAGCAATTCTATTTGTTGTTCTTTTTGCCATTTGTTCCAAACTTTCTAAATTATCATTGTAGTATACAGTGGCAGCATTCTCAAATGTTTTATACTTCTCAACTAATTGTGGGTCTAACTGATTTAATTGTGATTCAACTTCCTTGTACATATTAAACCCTTCAGCCCAAGCACTTCCTTGAGTTGTTGCATTTATGAAATTTCTCGCTTTAACTCTTTCATCAAACAAAGGGTCAACTTCTTTTGCCTTTTCTATATATTGTGGTGTAATAGTTTGTGTAGTTGTTCTTGGATTAATCCTCGTTGAAAAGTTTACATTTAATGTAAGTGTCCCATTATCAATTCTTTCTTTTATTTTTGGAAATCTTGAAAAAAATAAAGCTTTTGACAAGTTCAACAACTTGTCATAGTGTTGAGATTCTAAATGAGGTAAGTAATTTAATAACTCACCTAACCAAGTATCTCCACTTTCTTCTTTTGCCTTTTGATATTTTCTATTTTGAGCTGCTAAAATTTTTTCTTTAGCTTCTTGACTTAAGAAATCATCAACTGGAGCTTCATACAATAAAATTTTCATTATTAGAATTTTCTATATTTAATTGGTTTGTAAGTTGATTCATCCATACGATTCATTTTTTTATCAAAATCATATTTGAATTTATCTAAAAAATCTTTTTTTCTTTTTGCTTGTGGTTCAGGGTTTACATCAGGACTAGGAACAATTGGTTCATCTTCATCAGGTGTCCACTCTGGTGTTGTATCAGGTTCTTTTGGTTTAATTTTTGGTTCTTTAATACCAGGTTCTAACACACCAGGTCCGCTCATTCTTAATCTACCCATTTTACCTCTCGGTCTTGGTGTACCATCATCTTCATCTTCATCTTCATCCCAATTAGGTTCACCTTCAGTACGGTCAGGCACTATTGGTAAATCTTCAGTATAGTCAGGTCTATGTTTACGTCTTGGTACATCAGTTTCCGTATCTGACATAAAATCAAATTCTTCCTCCATATTACCCACATAAAAATCTTCATTCAAACCTTTTTTACGTTTGATTTCAGATTCAATTAATTTTAATAAATCTCTCTTTTTCATAGTTGGTCTTAAATTGTTTTCTACAATTTTATTTATATGTTTTTTAACAAATTGTTCTTTAGTTAAAGAATTGATTGTTTTACCCATAGCATTGTTTGCGTACACACTTGCAACTTTATCAAAATAATTTGCCATTGTAAACTCCTCATTCGTTTTTTTCTTTTTGTATTTTACAGTCTTTTCAGGATGTTTTTTTTCTGGCATTTTTTCATATTGTTTCTTTGATGTACTCTTTGAAAATTCTTCGGCCATTTTACACCACTTACAATCTTTATCCTTACATTTGTTACAACGTGCCCAAAATAATCCTTGTTGAGCCTTAGATTCAAATTTTTCATCAATTTCTTCAGTTTCGGTTACAGGTTTCCCACTTGTTGGTGTAACTGTCGCTACACCACCTTGATTAGTAACTTTTACATTATTGATATCTACTTCACCCCCAGCAGGTATTTTATAAGCAGTTGTCGCTGGTATATTTACTTTTTGTACATTAGCTGATGCAGCTTGTTCTTTCGTCTCTTTTCTCTTCGACACTTTCTCAAAAAGAAAATTAATTTTACTTTCAGTCAATGATGAAATAAACTCAGGTTTAAACCCATTATCTAACAACATACCAATTTTTTTATTAAGATTCATATTGTACTTTTCTTTCAAATTCTAATACGATGTCTCTTTCGTATAGTTTATTTTTCACATCTTCAATTTTATCACCAAATCTGAAAACCAATCTTTTTTGTTTGTCAAAATTCACACTTTCAGATTCATTTTCCCACGCTAATGCAATTACATCATCCATTCCATCAATCATTGAAAATATATCAGAATTTTGTAATACTTCAAAATCCAAACTATTTTTTAACAATCCTACTTTTGTTACAAGTTCTATTTCAGGTGGTGATGGATATCCATTAGCGGGTTTACTATCCCAAGATTCACCCCACACACCTTCCAAACTTTCTGAGAAAATAAATTCATATAAATTTTCTCCTTTGTAATTTTGACCTAACTTATTAACGTAAATCAATAAACTCATAAAATTTCTCCATTTGGACTTACTCTAATTCTTCTATCGTTCATTTCAAAAACTAAATGACCATATTTATTTTTTCCTAAAAATTTTGAGTTACCATATTTTTCGTATAATTTAACTGATTTTACTTCTTGTTTAAATGATTCAGCTAAATTTTGAATTCTATTGATTGTTTTATCTTGTTTTTTTGATGACTCATTAACAAAATATTTACTCAAAACCTTGTCAACTTTTGATTCGGTAAATAGACTTTCAATCATTTCTTCCATTTTCTGTACATGTCTATTCTTTCTCGCACCATGTGTACGATATTCTGCCATTTCACCACCTTCAGGTGCTGGTGGAGGAGTTGTCATTTCATCACCAGGTGCGGGTATTTCCTCACCACCTTCAGCCATTTCATCACCCATTTCAGGTTCAGTCATTTCCTCACCTTCTTCACCTTCAAATTTTGCCATTATTTCATCCAAATCTTCATCATCCAAAGATGATAAATCAAGTGCAGATAATACTGAATTAATAACATATTTAGTATCTTCAGAAGTCATTTCATTTTCTTCGTCAGCTAAAAAAGCTCTAATTTTTTGAGCCAATTTACCTGTTGCTTTTTGAACTGATTTCATAGTTACAGCTTCCTCTTCATCTTCGTCACCTTCATCATCCATAGGGGGCATTTCAGGTTCTGGCATTGGTTCTTCAACAGGAACTTCAGGTTCTGGTGCGGGAGCTGGTTCAGCGGGCATTTCAGGTTGTGGTGCTACAGGTGCTGGTGCAGGTGCTGTTTCTTGTTCATCCAAATCTAAAACGTATTCCATTTGTTCACTTTCATTGAACAATGAAATATTTTTAATTTGACCCTCATTTAAATTTATTTCTTTAGTTATTAAGTTTAATCTCTTCAATGCTTGTGAATATGATGGATAAAATCTTCTATTTTTAATAGGTTCAATATATTCAGCAGTTGATTCGAATAAACCTTTCTTAATTACATAACCAGTTTTTTCTTTAACAATGTGATAAGTATTACCATCAGCTAAAGTCTTTTTATATTCGTCAGATGAGTTTTCATTAATTGGATTTGGAACATTTAATCTATAATTAGAAATTTCCATAATTCTTCTAATCTTATCAATTCCATCCAATTTTTCACTACCAATAGGTTTTAATTTTCCCATAATTTTTTTGTTTTTATAATATAAATATACAGAATTATTTAATTCTTTAATTTTTCATCTAAAGAAAGTTTTTTATCAATAATATCCATAGGGATATTATATAATTTTTCAATATAACCATTTCTTCTCAAAACTTTAAACACTAAATTTTCCAATCCTAACTCACCACCTTTATTCAAACCACTAACTCTATATTTCTTTAATTTATCTTTAATTACTTTCACACTATTACGAATAGTTTCAATGTCTTCACCATTCAAATGTTTTATTAGATTATCAATTAAACGCATCCATTTTTTTGCGTTTTTAATAATCTCACTCTTTTCTACTTTGAATTTTTCTTTTTGGGGTTTCTTAATCCATTCATCATTTAATATTGAATATAATCCACCACTAATACCTTTAACATCGTTGTCCTCAACAAAAACTTCAACATCAAATCCAAACATTTTTAAATTTCTTTTTTGATTAAAAACTATCTTTTTTAAATCAAAATATTCAACGTAAACATCTTTCATTTCTTTTGGGAACTGATTATAATCTACTAATATATGTAAATCCACATCTGAATATTCAGACCAATTATAGTTTGCGATTGAACCTGTTACAATGATGTCATCAATTACAACATCCAAACCAAAAGAATCAATGAATTGATATGCTATTTCCAATAAGTTCTGTCTGACTTTTGGATTCATTTTTTGATTCTCACCTAACCATATTTTTGGTTGGAGAGTATTTTGTAAATTAAAACTTGATATTACTTTATTTAAACTTTCCATTATTGATAAATATTTGTGTTTCCACAATAATTATATCAATTTTTTGTACTGATAAGTTTTAGCGATTTTGGAATTGAAAAACTTACCTTGGGATTCAGACATTCTGAATTGAGTATAGACTTGATGAGGTACATTTTCATACAAATATCTTAGTCCGTTGTTAAATTCCACAACTAATTCTTTTGATTCAGTATCAAATTCTGTTTTTCTAATATTACTTGATTGTATTTCATTAATAATTTTAGAACCATTAATTTCTTCTCTTAAAATTGCCATATTTTTTTGATTTAAAAAACCCCTCGTAATTGAGGGGTCAAATTTAATTAATTTTTTTTAATTCATCTCTAATTTCAATTGCTCTTTCAAAATTTTGTTCCTTAATAGCAATTTCCATTTCTTTTTTCAAATCCATAACCTTAGATGAATTATTTTCCATTTGTTTAATTCTATCTCTAAGTTTTGCAGCTTCTTCAAATTCTTGAGATTTAATACATTGTTCTAATTTATTCTTTAAATCCTTTAAAGAATTTTCACCAACTTCTTGTTCTTTTGGATTTATAATAAAACTAATGGATGTAAAAAAACCATCGTTATTTTTTCTAACTGAATCTCTGATTTTTTTTATTTCATCAGATAAATTTTCATTATTTAATCCTTTAAAAAATCCATCCATTGATGTGGATTGTCTTTGATTTTCACCAAAAATTTCGTTTACAATTTCTTCAAATCTTTTATAAAATTCTTTCTTATTCATAAATATTTTTTTTATAAGTTTATGTTTCTTCATTTTATACCAAATATATACCAATTGAATTTATAATCAATAATGTCAGGTTCAAAAAATTAATAACTGACAATTTGTCATACCCACATAGTTGAAAATACCATTTTTTAATTTATATTTAATCAAAAAAAGTTATGACAGAATCAAAAGATGGAGATTACTCAACAAAAGGTAAAGGTGATACCCCAGTATTAAATAACTTCGCAAAGGATTTAATCAAACTTGCCGAAGAAGGGAAATTAGACCCCGTGGTAGGTAGAGATAGAGAAATTACAAGAATCGCCCAAATATTATCAAGAAGAAAAAAGAATAACCCAATCATAATAGGTGAACCTGGTTGTGGTAAAACTGCAATAGTCGAAGGTTTGGCCTTAAAAATATTGAATGGAGAATGTCCAAGAAATCTAATGGATAAAAGAATTATGTCCTTGGATATGACATCAATTGTTGCTGGAACAAAATATCGTGGACAATTTGAAGAAAGAATGAAAGTTATTATTGAAGAACTACAATCTGCCCCAAATATAATTCTCTTCATTGATGAAATACATCAAATAGTTGGTGCTGGGAATTCATCAGGTTCATTGGATGCGTCAAACATTTTTAAACCAGCTTTGGCGAGGGGTGAAATACAATGTATTGGAGCGACAACATTGGATGAATATAGAAAGAATTTTGAAAAAGATGGTGCATTAGAAAGACGTTTTCAAAAAGTAATTGTTGACCCTTCTACAAAAGAAGAAACTTTACAGATTTTAATTAATGTTAAAGAAAAATATGAAAATTATCATAAAGTAAGTTATAGTGATGAGATTCTAAAACTTTGTGTTGATTTGGCAGAAAGATATATCACAGATAGAGAGTTCCCTGATAAGGCATTTGATATTATTGATGAGGTTGGGGCAAGAAGTCAAGTGGAAATAAAAATGCCTAAAATTATTGAAGATTTAAAACTTCAGGCATTAGATATTAAACAACAAAAGATTGAAGTTGTTAAAAGTCAAAACTATGAATTGGCAGCAGATTTACGAGATAAAGAAACAAAGATACTGGATAAATTAGAATCCGAAAAGAAAAAATTTGAGTCTGATTTATTAACCAAGAAGAAAGATATTTCATTTGATTTGGTATATGAAGTTGTATCTAATATGACTAAAATACCAGTATCAAAAATGAACTCAGATGAAACAAATAAACTTTCATCATTGGCTGATAACCTATCATCCAAAGTCATTGGTCAATCTGAGGCAGTATCAAAAATTGCCAAATCAATCCGTAGAAATAGACTTGGTATTAAAGACCCAAGTAAACCTATAGGTTCATTTATTTTCTTAGGGTCAACTGGTGTGGGAAAAACATATTTAGCAAAACAATTGGCCAAAGAAATCTTTGGTAGTGAAGAAAACCTTATCCGAGTTGATATGTCAGAATTCCAAGAAAAACATTCAATATCAAGATTGATTGGTTCACCTCCAGGTTATGTAGGTTATGATGAAGGGGGACAATTAACTGAACAAGTTAAAAATAAACCATATTCAGTTATTCTTTTTGATGAGATTGAAAAAGCCAATAAAGATGTATTTTCAACGTTACTTCAAGTATTGGATGATGGACATCTTACTGATGGATTGGGTAGAAAAATCAATTTTAAAAATTGTATTATAATTATGACCTCCAATCTTGGGGTTAAAAAATTCCAAGAATTTGGAACTGGTGTTGGATTTAAAACTAGCTCAAATTCTTATATTGAAGAGGAAGAAAAAAGGGATATGCTCAAGAAAGAACTTAAAAAGTTTTTTGCACCAGAATTCTTAAATCGTATTGATGAGATTATTGTATTCAATACATTGAAAGAAGATGAAGTTAAACAAATCGTAAAACTTGAAATTGAAAAGCTAATTAAAAGATTAAGTGGTTTGAATTATAATATAACTTGTGATGATTCTGTTTATGATTTAATATCAAAAGCAGGATTTGATGAAACATATGGTGCAAGACCAATAAAACGAGCCATACAAGATAAAATTGAAGATTTCATATCTGAGGAAGTACTTAATGGAAATGTTGTTGAGAATGAAAATTATGTACTAACAACCAATGATGAAAATATAGTTTTTAAAGAAAAAGAAGTTAAAAAATCAAAAAAGAAAAAAGGGACTGAATAGTCCCTTTTTTTTATTTTAAAAATCTGTTAAAGTTGTTCCTGACGTTGTTACATTAGATAAACCTGATTTAGGTGTGTCTGTATAAGTACTTACTCCTTTTAGTCTTTCATCCGCAACCCTTTCTAAATTATCAATATGTTCGGAATATTTATTAAAATTATCAAGTGCCTTATCAATTTCAAAAATTAATTGTTCTTTTTTTTCAGGTGGCATTTTTGAAGTTGAAATTTTACTTTTTAGTTCGGTTAATTTATCCATTATCTTTAAGTTTGGTTTATCTAATTTTTTTAATTCTTTAACCATATTTTTTAAAGAATTTAAATACCAAAAAAAATCATATCCTTCACCTCTCCATACACCTTTAAGACCTTGAAACATATTGGTAATACCATCAAATATACCTTCTTCAATGAGATTCTCATTCAATACCCTTTTAGTTATATTATATAAATCTGATTCCGTTAAATAAACTATTTTTTTCATTTTTTAAATTTTTAAATAAATATCTTTAAAAAATGTAATTTCTATTATTTTTAATAGATTCTTGGTATTTAACATACCCCAAATCCCCAATCATTTTGTTGGCAATATCTAAAGTATTGAAAACATCCTCAACAATTACATATTCGTGTTTTGTATGGTAGTTATAATATCCTACCGCAAAATTTATACAAGAGAAATCAAATTGTTGTTTTAACGCATAAACATCTGTATATGGATGGGATTGATATTTGTTTCTATTATTGAATCCCTCAGTTAATACTTTATCACATTTATTGAAGAATTCTGAATTTTTATCAAACAATTTAACTCCCATACAATACTCACTCACCATCCAATTACCAGGTGCGTCAAATTGTATAACATATCCAACATTAGAGAAAAAATCTTTATCAGCCTCTTTTGAACCATGACAACCAGTTTCTTCTGAAACAAAAAATGCGGCCTTAATATTTGGTAAACTTCTCAATAATTCCAAACATACATAAACACCACATTTGTCATCTCCACCAATACCAGTGGGTTGTCCTTCATCATTAAAAGCCTTTAATGCGGGTTTTAATTCTTTTTGGTCATTGGGTAACATCATTTCTCGGATGTTAATTGTGTCCAATTCGTGAACTGTGTCGGTATGAGCAACAACACAAGGGAAATATTCAATCTCATCCGTTTGTTTGGCAGCATAAACATTACCCATCTTATCAACTTGATAAGGGATGTTGTTTTCAGTTAACCATTCACACAGGAATTGAATCATTAAGTCCTCTTTGTATGTCTTCGTAGGTATGGACAAAACCTTTTTTAATAAATTGTAATCGTGTTTCATAACACAATATTACAATAATCTTTTCAATTTTCTAACTAAATGTTCAAATAATTCTGGTGAATTTAAAAAATTGTTGAATTCTTCTAAAGAATAACTTTTTACAGTTCCTTCATTTCCAATAAAATGTTCTAAAGTAATTCTTAGGTTTTCTTTATTTACATTCGTTATTCTGAAAGAGTCTGATTTATTATAGGGTAATTTATAAAATTTTCCAATTTCATATCCCATCTTATTTAATGTTTGAAGAACTTCACCATATTTTCTTGTTCCTTCATATTTTTCAGGATTTTCCGCAATATTCTCTAATATACTTTCCAAGTTAGTTTTTACAACATCATTCCATGTTTCCGTATCAATATCCCAAGATTCACGTCCAATTTCATTATAACTACCAATCATAATATTTAAATCTTTACCTAATGTTTCAAATAATTCCTTTATAGAACTGGTTTTATCTACACTTGTAATACGATAAAGTGATAAAAGTATATTAGCGGTAGTTACATAATTAGTAAAATAGGACTCTCCTTTTAATAGTACACCATAATCTCTGAATGGGTCTCCAATGTCCGATATTGCATATTGTTTTATTCTTTTATCAGCACCTTCATTTAATTGTTCTTGATATTCATCCATAATATTTTCAGCTTCCCTACTAAAATTATCACCCAAGAATTCAGCAATACTAGAATAATACTTGTCATCACCTTCATCTTTAAGGTCAAGGATTGTTGGTGATGCTTGTATTAGTATCTTTTCAAGAAGTTTTTCATTTTCATCGTTAAGATTTCGTAGAATATATCCATCTTTCCATTCGTAATAAACCCAATCATTATCAAAAATTTCATAACCATACCCACCATATCTACCACCAAACAAACTTTCAAGTATTTTTTTATCCCAATCACCTTCAGCAAACTCAAAAAAATCAAAAAATTCACTTTCATCAAAAACTAACTCAATCATTGATTTAGCAGGATTTTTTTGATTGAAAACTAAATTACCAAAACAATTATCAGCATCTCTTAATTGCCATTTATCAACCTCAACACCATTTTTAATTTTAAATAAAATACCATAAGGTGTATTACTAGCTGTTAGATTAATAACTTGTAATGCAATATCAGGATGATGTTTAATAACATCACCAAAATCCCATATTTTCCCATCAAAATCTTGTATTTGAGGTTGACCATATCTTGGTTCAAATATTTCATAGTTTTTATCACCTTTTTTATCAATAACTAAAAATACTTTAGCACCTCTACTCTTTTTATCTCTATAATATTGAGTTAAATATTCGGAACCATAATATTCCATAGCTTGATAACCTAGGACTTCAATAAACTTAACATTGTCATTTTCAAATATTGTTTCAGATTCTTGTTCAGCTAATTCTTTAGGACTCATTAAATAATTTTTCTTAATAAATACTTTTAAAACTTGGTTTATTCAATCATTATATTTATTATTGTATTACTTTACAAAAGGGGGTAATCTGGAATTGACTGACGTTGTTAGTTATTCGGGGCATGTCAGACCTAAACTAAGTCTGTTAAACTGGTTTGAAACGATACACGGCAACGTTATCAACAAACTTTCTGCAGTAGGTTTAATCCGTGCTGAAGAAGCAGTAGTAGCCTAGTCAATAGGTCATTACTTTCGAGTCGGGGTGCGTTAACTCAGGAACAGAAGCACTATAGGGTTGTCTAATCAATTCTCATCCCTAAAAATGAATTGACCGATTTTGTTGATTTTGGGTGTATAAAAATCAAATAGCTCGGAACACTGCGAATAATGTTGTCCTAAACATGTAGTCCTTAATAGTTAAGATGGACAGGAAAGGGTTCGACTCCCTATACCTCCACAAATTAATCCTTACCTCCATAGGTAAGGATTTTTCTATTTTCATATATTAGATTACAAAATAGAATCATTTCATCGTGACTTAAATTACTTTTTGCGTGATTTGCGGCAATTGATATAAATTGAACATTTCCTTTTATGTAACCGATACTAGAATCAATTCTATCTAATGATGCAGTATATATTTGATTATTGACACCTTTATTTTTAGGTAATTGTAATTTAACTCCAGTATAAACACAAACATTTTGACTATCCCACAACTCTTTCAAATAATCCAAATCTAAATTGTGTTCCTTAAATCTGTTTCTCACTCTTTTTAAGAAATCTCTCAATCCTGTGAATTTATCTCTAACATTACCAGAATGTTTACTTATATCATAACGATTTTTTACATTTAACAATCTTTCTGTGTTATAATGACCTATACAACTCCTTGAACAGAAATTCTTTCTACCCAATTTTTCATTACGGTTTAACTCACTTAAAGGTTTTTCAAACTCAACCCCACAATTACTACAAGTACAACTTCCCATTCTTCTTTTGTCTCTTTTTTTCATAATATTCATTTTATTATAAATATCGTGGAGGTCGTAAAAAATCGTGGAGGTAATAAAAAAACCCCTCCGTTAAGAAGGGGTTTTTTTTATTGAAGCTTAGTATATGATTTGTCAACTCTTTTATCAGTATAACGTATTGAGTCATCAAATTTATTATGAATTATTGTTAACAATTCATCAAAACGTTTAATTTCATATTGTTCCATTTTATCAAATTGTTGATTAGTACTTCTAGTAAGTTCGTGAACTCCCCTTGAAAAATCATCCCTATGGTCACTTATAGACCTATAAACATTCTCAAATTGACGTTGAACGTTATCAATATCAAATTTTTGGTTTTCTTTTATGGCAACAATCTGCCTTTCAATTCTTAGTACCTTAACCAAACCCCAAACAATAACTCCAACAAATAATAGAGCCAACATCGAGAGCATACCTAAAGCAAAATAAGTAATTCCCATAATAATAAATTATTTAATTTTTTATGTCCGAAGACCTAAAAAATATAATAAACTTATTTTAGTAGTAAAAGGATAATTGAAGTAAACCCCACTGAAACACCTCCTATGGTTAATCCAGTTAACCATTTATTCCTATTTCTTGCTTTTTTGAATTCATTATGTAATTCGCCAATAATCTTTTGTTGTGACTCATCTATTGTTTGATATCCCTTGATGATTTTATCTTTTTTATCACCTTCCTTTCTTAACATATCAGAAACTTGTTCTGATTTATCCAAAGCTACTTTATATTGGTCTTTAAGTTCCAAACTAGCTGAAAGCACATCATTACATTCTTTAAATTTGTCTACCATTATTTCTAATGAATCGTGTTCGATTGCAATTCTTTCAGCAAACTTTCTATTCATTGTAAACAATGTGTCACCGTTGATGACCATTAAATCGATTTTGGGTTCAATAGAATCTTTATTATTTTTTATTGTATCTTGCGCGTAAACCATCAAGGAGTTGGTCATTAGTACTGCTAGTAATAGCATCAATCTTAACATTGTTCTGAATTTTTAGTTGGTTTATTTTTGTTGATAAGTTTGATTCACTAATACTAATACCCATAGTTAGTGATTCAAGTTGAGATTCCATTTTTTCTCTCTCAGATTTCATTGTTACCAATTCCTTGTGTAAGGAATCAATTGCTTTTCTTTCAGCATCTATAATTTGTTGTTGGAGACTTCTTGTCTCTTTTGCGTTATAACTTATCAAATAACCCAAAAACATTCCAATCAGTAAAATAGACACCACAATAATTAATGTGTGTTTCCAGTTCATATTATTTAGTTTTTTTTATAAGTATAATTTTTAATAAAATTTTTTAAATACATTTGACTTATTAAAACATATTGTGTATTTATTAAGTGTTCAATAACTAAAACAAAATTAAATCTTAAAAAAAACTTAAAAAAATGAAAAACGTACTTTTTGGAGCAATTGTAACTTTGAGCTTAGTTTTCACATCTTGTGGAACAACTGCAAAAACTGAAGAAACTAAAACAACTGAAGATTCAACTAAAGTTGAAGCTACTACAGTTACAACTCCTTCTGTTGACACAGCTAAAGTTGAGAAATAGTTTTAATTTCTAACTAAAAGTAAAAATCCCCACTTTTTAAGATGGGGATTTTTTATTTTAATAGTTTTTTTATTCTTTTTAGTTCTTCTTGTAAATTTTCAATTTCTTCTTTTTTTTCCTTTCTTTTTGGTTTCAAAGCTTTTTCAATAAAATCAAATGGGGTTAATGCTGCGGCTGTAAACAAATTTGGTAACGTCATACCTGGTTCATAATTTGTAAAATCCCAAGGTTTGTTTTCATCCTCATCGTCTTCTTTATTTTTTTGGTATTTTTTATTTTCTTTGTTTTTTTCATTATCTGACGATGGTTTACCTAAACCTTTTTCTTTTTTTTCTTTATCCGAATCTTTTTTATCTAAATCCTTTTTATCAGGTTCAAATTTACCAACAAAAAAAGGTTGTAAGTCAATTTCATTCTTATTTGAATCTTTAATAACAAATTTAATATCTTTACCCCCACATTGTCCTATTATATCTCCTTTCTTTACACTCATGCCACTTCCAACATAAATATTTTTATTCACTCCACATATTTCAGAATAAAATACTTTACCATTTAATAAATGTGAAATTTGAATCAACCCATCGCATTTTGAATAATTAACATCTGTAATAACCCCTTCATATGGTGCTAAAACGGAATCAACATTATCGGGGGTGTATATATGTTTTTTTGACGTTTCATTTGTCAAATGACCATATTTAATTGGTTTAATAAATGTCATAAATTCATTAGTTTTTTTATTCTTAAAATTTGTTCATTAAGTATTTTATGTGTAATTGTATTTTCAGTAACTTTTGTTTTATCATCTTTATTTAAATTACCAATTTGATTTACCGCTGTTTTTATAGTTACTGGACCCTTTTTTTCAAGTTCTCCTTCCCAATATGATAAACCTTCTTGATGTGTACCACTTGTGTTTGAACCAGTTGATGAAGAAGAAGATGAAGACGATGAAGAACCAATACTAAAAGAATTTGTTGTTCCTGTAGATATTGTTTTGTTATCGGTACATTCATATTTAGATGTGACACCACTTTTATCTTTTTTAGTACCATTACCAAAATATGTAAACCCACTGATTTCATAACTTATACTACCATCATTCGCTTTTATTTCTTTTTTAGTTTGGTTACTAGTTACACAAGGATAATTATTCCAATTTATTTCAGTTGTAGTTGTTGTAGGGGGAGTAAATATTATTTGTTTTTTTGTTAAATCAACTGAAAATGTTCCATTTTTACTTACTTGTTCATTTTTATTATATGAACCCTCAACCCATTGTTTAAATGTTGAATCTTGATTGTCACCCGCCTGCCAACTACCATCTTCCTTTTTTGTCCAAGTATTTGTTACAAATGTTACAGCATTAGGATTATTTGGGACTTTATTAATTGAAATACTATATTGTTTATTTGAAATCCAATAATTAATTAATGATTCAAGAGCTTTATCAAAATTAACATCAATATTACCAGGAACTTCTCCAAGAAGAACATTTTTATCGGGATAATTATTTATAGTTAACATATTTTGATAGAGTTTAAAACAAAAAGTCTGAATATAATTTTATTATATCAGATAAATATGACTCAAACAAAAAAAGTACAACCTGAGTTGTACTTTGTTATAATCTTCCTTCTAACCTTTTCAATAATTTCTTTGAGAATTTAATTCCGTGTCTATCTTCAAAAGAATCAGTTAACCTTTTAGTTGATAATCCTTTATTTGTAAGAAGTTTATAAGCTGCGAGGTCGGCATCAATTTCATCTTCATCATATCTCTCACCACCTATATGACCTAACATAAGATGAGCAATTTCGTGTGCTTCAACAAATCTTAAATCATCAAAATCTAAATCAGTATTTACAAAAATTTCACCATCAATGATTATGGTTTTTGTTTTAGGATAATAAAATCCAAAACCATATTGGTCGAAAAAATTGGTAAATAACTCATAGTTTTCATTTTCTTTAAATAACACGGTAATAATAACATCATCCAAAAAAATACTTTGATAGGTTATTATATCTCGTTCCATTAAATAGTTTCTTTACTATAAATATCTTATTTATTAAATTTAAGACCCCAATTTGCACCAATCATTGACATTTGTCTGTCGGCATAAGTATCAGTATACTTCATTACTTTTTTGATTTGGTTTGCCCCCCATTTTTTCCATTCTTCGTATTGTTCTTCAGTCATTGTCCAATCATTATACCACGCATCTTTACGGTCTTTTATATCCTCAAAAGTAACATCGTGGCCAGCAATTTCAAACATCTTATTCAAGATGTCAACAAGCATTTTTTCTTTTTTTTCTTGATATGAAAGTCTCTTAGCCATAGTTTTATTTATTTTTCGTTTAACAAAAATTTGTTTGATATAACTTTGAATGATATTGTTCTATCATATGCTCTTATAACAACACCCTCCCTATCAAAGTTCCCATTAAGTTGAGATTTATCTTCAGCAAATAACAATAATTCATCAATTGATTTTGGAAGTACAAATTCGTAATCCAATATTGGAACTGTTTTTAAACCCAAATCTTCCATTAACATTAGGAATTTAGTAAATTGGATATTTTTTTGTTCATCAATATTAAATGCGTTGAAGAATTTAACAGTTTGACCTTTTATCTTGTATGGGTTACCTTGGATTCCTTCTCCGATGATTTCACCTTGAACACATACATTATAACCCAATTTAGATAAAGATTCCTCCAAATTCAATTCTCTTGCAACTTTCCAAAAGGAATTACCCTCAGTCTCCAATAGCTCAAGATTTCTTGCACACACCCCAAATACACCATCCTTGTAGTAGAATGTAGCACTTGAACCATCCAACTTCTCAGTGACATAAAATGCCTTACCAGACAATCTGATATTTTCGTATTCACTTGATAAGTTTTGGATACGTTCTTCATCTGTTTTTCTTATAAAAGATGGAAACATACCTTTAACTTTACCTTGAAGTTCCGCTGGAATTGGGGGTTCGTATTTAAATATACCCAACATTTCAGTAACATCTTCTCCTTCAGTTAGTTCCATATCAATTGGAAGAACACTTATTGGTAACAATAGACCTTGACTTAATTGTCCTCTTAATCTTATTGTTTTCAATCTAAATCCTTCACTACCATCAGACATTTTTTTGTATGATGTTTTTCTTAAGAATTCAAATTCTTCTTTAATGGGTAAGAAGGAGTCAATCTCACAATAGATACAAAAGTCTCCAACTTTGTATTCTCCTTTTTTGGATACAACATCCCAATTGTTTATTCTAACAACTTCTATAGCGTCAGCCCCAACTATTGGTCTAACTTCTTTTACTATTTGTATGCTCGCTAATTTTCTTTCCATATTAACTAAATTCAGTATTTGGTGAAACTCTTAATCCATCTATATATTCTTCAGGTTGTTCAAAATCGTAGTGGTATTGTCGTGGATGTTCTCTACGATATTTTTTATGGTCATAACCATCAGGTTGTCCCCATACTAGTGCCATTGTGATAAACTCTTCAACATCCATTTCATTACCATACTCATCTACAACCCTACCTGTTCTTATAAAGTTCAATAATTCTTCTTTATTTGAATAAAATTTTTTGTCATTGAAATTCCATAAAAACTTCCATCCACTACTACGTTTACCTAAGTGAATGTTTGCACCTTCAACAAACAAATCCCAAATTGAGTAATAATCAATAGAATCAATTTGTTTTTTAATTGTTCTAAAGTTTCTTTGAATTGAAAATGGATGAATATCTAAAGAATTAATGGTATCAATCAATTCTTGTTTTCTTTTTTCCATTTCTTCCACACTTGGAATTCTGTAGTAGTTTGTTCCCATTGTTTTATTCGTTTTAATTGTTTCACAAAATTAAGAAATCCCCACCTAATATCAAAATTAAATGGGGACTTTTTTTAATTAATTTCTTCCAAAAATTTTACAAATTCAGTAATATCTTTTTCCTCAAAAATTATTGTATTGTCTTTTGTTATTGAAACTTCTTTTTTGGGAAAAATTTTAATTGTAAATTTAGAATCTCTTGTTATTACAAATTCGTCATCAAATGTCAAATTAACTTGATAAGATTCTTTTTTAATTATGGGTTCAATTGTTTGCCAAACCTTTGTTTGAAACTTTGTTAATTTTTCTTTCATGCCTTCCTCCTTTTTCTAATTGTAAATAAAAATAGAAGAAATAGTATAAACCAAAATCCTGTCATTATTTTATTGAATATATTCATAGTTTTATTTTTATGCTAATTCTAAGTGATTTTCTTCACAAAACCAATAGGGAACATCACGATTCTTCCAAGAAACAAAATCTTTTTTTGCCCCAATGTAATAGTTCCTATAAGATTGAATAACGTCTTTAACCTTATATTCATCAGGCATTGCTTTGGGTGGTTCAGTGAAACCTTTGTCACAAATATTGACAAAATTTGTTACACACCACTCAATAACATCCTGGGACTTATGACGTTTTCCATATCTATAAGTATACTCCTTACACAATTCCAATCCAAGTTCACATAGGTATAAATAGTTAGATAATGATTCTCTAACCCATATTGAACAAGGGTGATTTTTGTGGGATAATTTATAAGGGATATCCAATTTGGAATTTGTTACGTGGTGGGCACCACATAATAATTGTGCTGATTCCAATAATTGTTTGATACAATGTTTATCACAATGATACTTTGCACATTTAACAACATCGTAGTCCAAGAAAAAAATGTTCATAAAATAACTTTAATTGGTTAACTAATATTTGTATTTTTTAAATTTATTTTCACTTGATTTACTTAAAATAATAACCCCTAGTTTAATTAATTCCTCTATTATTTTTTTTGATACATATGGAGATTCTTTTTCAGTTATCAATTTAAAATTATTACTATATTTTTCATACCCTAACTTAATTTTTAGATTGTTATTTTTATAGTTTAACAAACTATAAGGTTTAATTTCATATATAAATTGACCATCAGTAAAATCTGGATAGTATATTTTTGATTTACCATCTATTATATAAACAATACCATATAACTTATTCTCACAACTCTCAAAATTAACATTTTGATTATTAATTAAAAAAGAAAGTTCTAAAGAACTTCTAAAATGTAATTTTTTATACCAACCAGTCAAATGTTTGGTGTTTGATGAATTAGTAATATACTTTTCCCTATCAATATTTTTTTGGTGAAAAATGTTTAAAGAATTTGTAATCTTTTCTTTGGTTTCTTGTGAATGTTTGATTGTGCCATTTTTTTTCTTAGCAGTTATTATATTTTTTTGCCATTCATTTGTTCTTTTAATCTTCCTTCCTTTTAAAGCTAAACTAATTTTATTAGAAATCTCTGAGTTTTTTGAGGGGTTATCTACATTAAATTTTTTTAATGTTGTTTCTTTTCTTTTTTGTTCTTTTAAAACTTGGTTAGTATTTTTGATTCTTTTTTTAATTGTATCCTCAGTTTGTTTCTTACCTTTCCAATAACCTTTATTAAATGATTCATTTTTATCTCTACATTCAATTGAACAATTATCTAAATAACCTTTATTTAGATTTCTAAATGAAGTTGGGTTTCCACAAATTTTACATTTACCTTCACCCTCTTTTAACAGAAAAACATCATAATATTCATTAGAACTCAATTTATGTTTAGAATTAAAATGTGATGAAAGTGCCTTTAAGTTTTTAAATTCTTTGAAACAAATTTTACAATTTTCCATATATCTTTATATATAAATATAAGAAAAATGGTTTCTATTCTCAAATTAACTATATGTTTATTAGAAAATATTCATTTTTATTTATGTTGGATGGTGAAAGGTTTTACTTTGGGCAATAAGGAATTTTATCAAAATCCTTTTACCCCTCAAGAGTTTTTAAAGCTTCCAAATAAACTTCTATTGCTTTCAAGTAAAGATTAAAATTTCCACCCCTCATATTCTTAAGTAACTCTTTTTTCTCTTGAAGATAAGTAACAGCGAAAGATTTATCATACTCAACAATAGATGAAATGTTCTCAATCAAGTCAGCATATTTAATTGTTTGACAATAAGCAGGGATTCTACCAAGCCTTTCAACTTCCATAGCTTTTCTTTTGGCTCTATTGAGTTTAGGATATGCTTCTTTAGTATAGGTGTCGGTTAAATGACCAATACCTGAAACAATCATCTCAGTACTTAAATAGGGATAACCAATCTCACTTAATTTTTTTCTTAAAGTTTCAACAGTACAAGGAGTATCTTCCAATAAATCATGACCTAACGATATTTCTATAGCAAATACTTCACCATTACTAAAAGAATCTGATTTATATTTATTTACTAATTCTGCGACAGCCAATGGATGAGTCCAATAAGGTTCACCCGTATATTTTCTCACTTGAGTGCCATGTTGTTCTTTGACAAACTCAAAAAATTTTTCTTGTTGTTCTGTTAATATCATTTTTATTTATGTTGAATGGTGAAAGGTTCTACTTTTAATTTTGCGGTTTGTTTCTTACCGATATGTCTTAGGAAACGATTAACATAATTAATAATATTAATAGCTCCAATAGGATTGGCTGAGTGAACATATACTTGAGGGAAAGGACTTGTAATGTTGTCCATATATTGTTCAACCAACCATTTAGCTGCATCATATCCAGTTTTTTCTTCAATATTATCATAATCTAATATACCTTTATTCATTACGTTTGTGTAATATTCTTCAACCGCAGTGTCGCCCAAATCATGGTCAAATGAAATTACTGCTACATTTTCTAATCCAATTTCAGAAATCTTTTTGATGAATTGACCATAATTTCTAACAATAGTCCAATCCTTATCATTAGGAGTTCTTTCATCATCCAAATATATTTTGTATTTCATTTCGTTTGTTTTTTCTAGTATATTGTTTAATAGTTTTATGAACTTTTGTTATTGAGGAGAAACCGTGAGGGTTCTTCTCTAAATATACCAAACGAGCACCATTCCCTATGGCGTCAATTGTATTTTTTAATTTATCTTTCTTTTTCATAGTTTTATTATTTGATACAAAGATAAAAAAACAAAATTACATTAAGAAATTTTTTTTCGAACAAATTCACCTAAATCATAATCATTTGGATGCTCCAAGATTTCTTTTTTAGAGATAAAATAAATTTCATTACCAATTGGTAAATCATCAGCTGTCAAATTGTACATATCAATTATTTCAATAGGTTTCATTACTCTGTGAGTAAAATCTCCAGAATCACCCCACTCTGATATAACGTGATAATGTTCCTTCCATCCTGATTTGATGAATGTAACACAAAATGGTTCATTATTTCCATGTGGAAAATAATAGGTAACATTAATACCTTTTTTAAGAATTTTTGCTTCCATTTTTTTATGTCCAATTTTTGTACCTAAGAAGAGATTCGAACTCTTACTCCTTTAAACGGAATTTGGGTCTAAGCCAAACGTGTCTACCATTCCACCACTCAGGTCTTTTTTAAAGGTTAAATCCAAATTTGATTAGATAAACCAATCCTAATACAATTAGTGCTAACATTGAACCAGAGAACATAAACATTGCAAATTCTCTTTGGTCATTTGTTTTACCTTGATTTTCGTCTTTCATTATAAAAATTTTTGATAGTCTATAAAATTTTTTTCAATCCACATTTTTCCAGTTACTTCATTATCTTCTTTTTTACTTTTTTCATAAATTTCAGACATTACATATCTTTCATTTTGTAACTCGTCCCAAAGATAAGAAATAACTATGTTTAATTTTCTTTTTTCCTCTGTATTCTGTTTAGCTTCTCTAGTAAGTTTTTCAACTTTATCTATAACGTTTTGAAGAGGTGTTTTATTTTGTGTTAATTTAGAATTCATATCTTAATAATGATTTATTTAGTTTATATCAAGTTCAAGCTGACTCTCACTAAATATGTGTAACATACCATTATCAATTAATTCTGCAACAATTCTCGTTTCACCAGATGTGGTTTGGAATACCGCAACAACTATACCTGGGAATTTGTAACCTTTCGGTTTGTAAACTTTGTCTCCTACTTTAAATTTCATAATTTTATAATTTGTTTTTATAGTTTAAAAAATACCTATTTTTTCTAGCCGAATTTTTATTTTTTGATTTGTAAGTGTCCAATTGGGAATCACAATTATGACAAATCAGTCTTAAATTATTTCTTGTATTGTTAGCGGCATTTCCATCAATATGGTCTAAAATGAACTTCAATGGTTTACCATTCCAAAAATTATCAATATTACAAATATTACATTTTTCATTTTGTTCTTCAAGAATATATTTCTTAAACCATTTCATATCTGAAATACAATTAGTAAATTCTTGTTGGTTGAATAAATAATGATTGTATTTATTTTTTTGTCTATAATCAATACTACAACTATGACAACAAAATTTCGGATTACCATATTTTTTTTGAAAAGTAGCTAGACAATTTTTACAAGTAAGTATTTCACAAGTACCTTTATTTATTGGGGTAAAATCTTTAGGAAACACTTTTCTAACCAATAACTCTATACCAAGTTTTCTTGCTATTTTTTTGATATAAGTGTCACTAACTCCGTACAATTTACCAATTTCACGATAACTCTTATTTTGTGTGTGAATTAAGTTTTCTAAATCTTCTTTATTGAATTTGTTTTGTTCCATAATAGTATTTTACTATAAATATAAACAAATCAATAATTCAAACCAATAGCTACTATTAAAATTTAGTACACCCAGTAGGACTCGAACCTACAATGACCTTTCGGTACCCTTCCGCTTAGAAGGCGGTTGCTCTGTCCAGTTGAGCTATGGGTGCAAATTTCCCCACTCTGAGATTCCAAGTGAGTAGATATATCGGTTTTCTTGCTTTCAATAAACCTGTGGGTCATCCCTCTTAAAATTAGTCAAGCTACTGGGAGGCTCTGCTACCTGCCTTTATTCCCATGAAAGGGGCGTTCACGATGTCCCCTTTAGAACCGAGTATAGATTTAAGTCTTTACTAAGACTGCTGAGTATCTCTTACTCATTGTAGTCAAGATAGGATTTGAACCTATACGACCCTTCACATTTCTGTTGCATCGGTCTTTCTTATGGGACAAACGTACACCATCTTACTTAGCGTCTTCCATTCCGCCACTTGACCATATTAATTAAAACATCTTGTTCAGGGTAGGTAGGAGCTCGTTACCTTTATCTGAACCTCTTTGCCATCATTTTCTTTACGAGTTGATGTTTTAAATGTTGTAGTCCTGACAGGAATCGAACCTGTATTTACAACAACGCCAATCTGACACATCCGTACCAGTAGAGGAATCGAACCTCAATATATTGTAACCCCCTTTGGGCTAATGGGATTTGCACCCAAACGTCTTCCATTCCGCCACAGGACTAAATTTTAATATAAACTATCTAATGACATACAATATCTTATGAATCTTTGTTCACCATCTTCTGTCTTATATTTGTATTCACCTTCATAAATTTCATAATAACCTCTGTCATCAAATGGTTCAAAACCTATATACTCAACACTTTCATCAAATATAGGACCTTCAACACCCATATATTGATTCAAAAGTAATTCAGCTTTTTCAATACTACTTGCAGTTAGAATTGGAATTCTATCGTTACTATCCAAGATTACATAAATAAGTGCCATAATATTCAAAGTTTTAAATTAAAAATATTTTCTTGTTGCCCACCCCTCACTACCAAATGCTGGGGGGGTATTGTTTTCTTCAAGTTTTAAATACATATAACCTTTATAGGCATTAGATTCGTGTAGAACCTTTTCAATCATTGTGATAATGCCCATTTTTTCTTGGATAGAAACCATTGGAATAGCCAAATAGTTGTTTGCGAATTCTTTTAATAACTCAACTTGGATTGTTTTTTTCTCTTTAGCCATTGTGATTATGTGTTTCAGTGATTAATAAGACAAAGATAGTTGTTCTTCCTGAATTATTCACTTTTTCCTATGTTTTTTTTAAAAAATTTTGGGGTATCTTCCAAGTTAGCTACACTTTTTCAATGCCCCATCATCCTGTAGAAACGGACTAGTGTTTTTTGCCTTTTGTAGAAAATGCGAGTGACTATCTCGTGTAAACTGCCAACAATCTGGTCTTGGCAACCCTGGTTATAGTGACATATTAACCATAATACGAGCAATTAGGCTTACTGACCACCCAATCTATCTACATCAATTGGGATTTTTGGAGCCGTTTGTCAGATTCGAACTGACGTGTCCTAACGGAACTGGGTTACAAATCCAGTGCAATCAACCACTATGCGAAAACGGCAAATAATTATCTTCTTTTATAAACGTAGGTTATTGTATCCCCTATTTCATACACATCACTTCTTCTTGTCATTATCAATTCATCACAATCGGTTTTATAATTATATCTCTTACCAAATTCAATTGTGGATGGAGATTCTGTAATATACATCGTATCAATTACACACTTCTTAACAATATCACCAGGTTCTATCGTGGGGTGTTTGTTACAGGATACAAAGATAGTGATTAAAATTGAAAACCAAAATATTTTTTTCATTTTTCCATATGATTTATAACCCAATTAGCAAATTTTCTATGACCACTCGCAGCAAAATGAATTCCATCTCCAGTATCACTATAAAACATTGTAGTGTCCATTGGAATTATCTTACAATTTTTTAAACCAGTTTTCTCGTGAACCATCAACTTTTGAAACTCAATGTATCTTCCAACACATCTCTTGGTTGTTTCTGCATCATACACAGTCTTTGTTGTTACTTGAGCTGGATTAAAACCCACAATCACAATTGGTTCAATTCCTCTTCTATTACAACTATCAACCATCATTTGAATGTTATTAACCGCACCTTGGAGATTTACATAAGAGAAAGCATCATTACATCCACCATAGATAAAAACACTTGAAAAAGCTGAATCGTTTTTAAAACAAGCATTTAGGGTTGTCCTCATATAATCCGTTCTAACACCACCTTTAGATAAATTGACCCTTTGATATCCAAAATGTTTGGAAACTTGGTCTTGCCACCCACCAGTTGCACAGGTTAAACTATCACCGATAAATAATACCCTACGTGGGGGTGTATATGACCAAGATGTCAATAATACTACTAACACTAAAAATACTAAAAATTTTTTCATAAATTAAATTTAAAACAATGTTTATTTTTCAGTGGAGGATATCGGAGTCGAACCGATGACCTCTTGAATGCAAATCAAGTGCTCTAGCCAGCTGAGCTAATCCCCCTTTTTGTATTATGTAATCGTGCTTAAATTTTAGACGTAAGGAAGCTATACACCAACCGACTTACTTTCTCCTATTACATAATTTTTCTCCATAAACCACCAGCCAAACATTTGAAATCATCAAAACTTGTTACTCTTATCGGATTTTCTTCATATTGCCATATTTTACAGGTTATATGAATTTCACCAGTTCTAAAGTCTTTTTTTAAGAAGGTATATAAACCATCACGAGACTTAATATGGATTTTATCCCCAGTTCTAAGATTTCTAAATTCGGACTGATTCATAATGAATTTTTAAATTTGGAGCAGTAAGCGAGACTCGAACTCGCAACATCTTGTTTGGAAGACAAGAACTCTACCATTGAGCTATTACTGCAAATTAGAAATGAAAGTCCTTCCATAAGCATTATATGGGCAAGACGTTTAATGATGGTTTGTTCCCCATCACCTGATACCGTGCACGGTAGAGCAGGGTCTCCTACATAGCAACTTGGGTCATTATTACTCTCGATTTAGGTTGCGACCCTATGAGAGCCAAGTTCCCTTTCAATGGTGCTAATCCATCCTATGTAAGGTTTCATTTCTTTTGTGGGTGCCGAGGGATTCGAACCCCCAAGTTTAGCATATAGCAACTGTTTTACAGACAGCTTCCTTCACCAATTTGGATAGACACCCTTTTAATAATTTGACGCAAAGTTCGGATTCGAACCGAAGTTCCACTTTCGCAGAAGAGGCTTATGAGACCCCTGACATTGACCACTCGTCCACCTTGCGTGATGTGTTATAATTTTATTTTACCATTGTCAAATTCCCAATGATGATTAGGGCATAACCCAACTAAATTATCTATAGAATTTATCTCAATTATTAGAGTATCATCACTGAAAGATGAAACTGATTTTATATGACAAACTTCTACGTGAGTATTATATCCACAAACCTTACATTTTTGGTCTTTATGATGTTTGTTGAAAATATAATGTGCATGTTTCCTAATTACTGCTCTAAATCTATAATAAATTTCGTGTTTTTCAAACAAATCTTTTTTAGTTAAACCTAAAATAAATTCAAATTTTTCCTTTTTAGGTTTAGATTCTTTATTTTCCTTTTTAGGTCTTGGTTCTTTATTTTTTTTAATCGGTTCTTTAATTTCTCTTTGTTGATTATTAAAAGTTGCAGAACAACTATGGTCACAAAAAACTTTTCTTCTAACCTCACGAACTTTTTGTTTTTCACCAACCATAATTGGTTTATTGCAACACCTACAAATATTAGGATTTTCGTAGTATTCTTGTAGTGATTTCTGTCTACGCTTAATACCACTTACCAATGCAGCTTTTTGATGTCTATTTAATTCTTCCATATTATATAAATATCACAAAAAACCCGAAAATCCTATACACAACCCAAAAATCCTATACACATAATGTTTGTTGATTAATAAGGATTCGAACCTTAATCCTGATGTCAATTTCTTTAATGGGTACTTACCATTCTCATACTTTATCTTTCCGTGCGCCTACACCATAATCATTTCCGTGAGTTTCGAACCTCTCAGCCCCAGATTAATTACTTCTGAGATTTGTACACCATACGGGATTCGAACCCGTGACTCCTCCGTGAAAGGGAGGTGACTTAGACCCCTTGTCGAATGGTGCGTTTTTAAAAATTTGAGGATGAGAAATCCTCTGTGTTGTAGTGTACGATTATGTTACTATTCCATAATTCAAGTAATGTCACTCATCTTTATATTTCCTTTCTCAAAGGAACAACACATTTGTAGTCCTGACAGGATTCGAACCTGTACGTTAGCTTTACATTTCGTTGACTAACCGCACCTTGAAGCGAGCGTCTTCCATTCCGCCACAAGACTATTGTCTCACAAAATTACGATTTGATTTTCTTAATTCCAAATCTTTTTTAAACTTTTTTTTGTAGTCCCGACAAGATTCTAATGTAGAATCCATACAGAAGTTAATACGCCTGCAATAACCATAACTAATGTTGCTATCCAACAAGTGTTTGAAATCTTGAACCATAAATCACTTCTTTTAGTATCGCTATTCATAAGCGACCCAGTAACTCCAGCAACTATGATTGTGATAAGAAGTAGTGTAAAGTAAATTTTAAAATATATCATGTTTTTTATTTTTTTGTACCCAGGGCGGGACTCGAACCCGCACGACCTTACTGGTCACAAGATTTTAAGTCTTGCGTGGCTACCATTACACCACCTAGGCAAAAATTAAGAGAAGTTTTGAATAAGTGATTCTCCACTTCTCTTTTTGATATCTTGTATTCGTTATGGTGAATATCAAGTCACCATAATATAACTTATGTTGCCTTCGTCCGCCCTAATTGACAATAAGTAAACTCCTTAGAACGTAAGTCACATCTTAATCTCGTGACATAGATATTATTTTAATTTACCACCAATGACCAATATCAGTCATATCATCCCACCATTTTGCTACCCAAGAATCTGGATATTTTTTTATGATATAGTTACCAATAAAACCCAAAAGCATTATAAAAATAGCAAGAATAATAAAATTTATCATAAAGTTTGTCATAATCTATTTTTTTAAGTTACATTATTATAAACCAACCTTCATATCATTTAGTTCCAACTTTTAAAACTTTTTTTAACCAGTGTAGGATTCGAACCTACATCCCCCATTCTAAAAATAGGTTGCTACCCAAGGTGGTATTCATTTCCACTTACACCAACCGATTAATTAAAGTATTGCGAGCTATAGGGGATTTGAACCCCTGTTCTCCACCGTGACAGGGTGGCATGTTCGACCACTACACCAATAGCCCTTTAATATTTTTCCCTCAATTTCAATGAACATCACAAAAGTAGGTAATCTTATCCAATTTTCCAAGCTCCATAGATAGTTTTTTTTCTCTTTGTTGCATCATCAGGATTTCCAATCACCACCCCATCTTTAATTGTAAAAGCGTGACCTTTGACTGTGACTATGTAAGTTCCTTTGGGATAATCCTCCAAAAACTTTGCAGTTGTCATACTTCTCAAAGTGTTTACACCTTTAACCTTAATCCAATAAGAAAGGTTCACATCTTTACTTATTGTTTTAATTTTTTTTCTATTAACACTAATTCCTTTACTTTCCAAAGACCTCATCACCAAACTAAAACAATAAGTTCCTTGTCCGTTTTTTCTTCCAAATATTTCAGCAACCTTTTTGTGAGCAAAATCATAAGTCACGTTGAAAGCTGAAGCAAAAGCTCTAACTACACAATCGTTTGTTTCAGACTTTGCAAGTCCTGAATCATTAATCCCTTTTATGGCGACCGAAGAGGATATGTATGGTGTTTGTTTTCTCATACCACAAAGTTACAAAACCATTTCTAATTCCCAAACTCTGTGACAAAAAAAAATCCATCTTTTTTTTAGGAAGATGGATTTGATTTTATTAACAATTAAAACCTTATATTATACCATCTCCATCCGAGGATTTCTACCCTCAGCTCCAGTCGTTAAGTCCATATAGAGATTGTGTTTCATTTGTGAAGTTTTTACTATTTTTTTATTAAATATAACGATATAATACAAAAGGTCAAGTTGGTTACAAAAAAAATTAACTATTATTGTCTTTTATTTTTATTTTAGTACTCCATGACAATTTAAAATAATTAGTTTTTGATATTTCATCATATTTATTAAAACAAAATGCAGATAATGGGTACATACTTTCAATATCTATTTCATCAACAATAAGTTCAATAATTATTTTATCTCCTTTTTTAATTGTTTCATCTTTCAATGCTTCTAATACGCCTATTGTTTTCATATTATTATCTTTTTTTTATTCTAAAATATCACCAAATCCGTTCTCATCTAACCAATCCTTATCATCATCAATTTCTTTTAATTCATATTCAAATGCGAATATATTACACACAACATCATCAGCACTTGAAAAAGTTTCGTGAATGAAATCAAAATCATCTGGTTCTAACTGAAACTTTTCTTTCTTTAAACATTTGAATAATTCTTTTGATGTTTTGAAAACATTGGGAGTTGTATAAGTTTTTAATCTACCCTCCATTTCCATATGTTCAAATTTCTTATAGAATTTATCATTAAACACCAAGATGTTTTCAGTTCCCCATTCATTTAAAACTTGCATTATAAATGTTTTTAACCCTTGAAAACAAGCTGCACGATAATCATCAAATTGTTGTTGAACGGATACATCTCCAAATTCAACTTCACTTGTTTCCTTTTCGTGTTCGGCAATTTTATCCAATGCCATTAGTTGGAGTAGTTCCCAAGTTGTATCATAGGGTTTATAGAAATTTACAATTACCATTGGTGTCATATTTAAAAATTATTTATTTTCATTTGTATCATAAAACATATACTCAGAATCCTCGGTCGCCCACTTATCATAACCCTCACAATTATAATAATCCTTATTAACCAAATAATCAGGTCTCTCAGGGAAAGATTTTGTGACAAAGGATGGTTCTGACCATCTTATCCTATTATTCGGTTGTAGGGCAATCTGGCCATTATCTAGTAGTAATATATGGTGTGACTTATGTTCCATTGGGTCTTCAGCCAAGGTAAAATCACTATTCAAATCACTAGAACCCCAATTTATTGTGGCATAATAACTTCCATCATACCATTTCTTATCTTTCATAAAGACTGAAACTCTGGTATCATAGACATAACTTAAATGATGTACCGAGAAATTATATGAAAAACAATTCCATATTTGAAGATAATGGAATGGTAAATCAACATCAGGTAATTTTGGTTCAGTTAATAATGCGTGAGATGGAAGTTTATCTCTCATAACACCATTATTAAATAATACTTGGAATAGTGCCGCTTGTCCTGGTAAACATCTAATTGATATTATAACACCCTCAGTAAATTCACCAAATCCCTTCTTATTTTGATATAGATATTCATTTCGAACATATACCTTTAAGGGGAAAAAATTACCTTCAATATAAGCCATTTAAATTAATATTATTTTTTTAATAATTGTATTCTCATCAATATTAATCTTAACTATATAAATTCCTTTTGACAATGAGGATAAATCAATTTGAGATGTCGGATTCTCAATAACAAATTCAACCCCAAGTTCATTAAATAGTGAAATTCTATTAATATTTTTGATTGTTTTTATATTCAATATATCTTTTGTTGGATTGGGATATATTAATACATCATCGTTAATTTTATTTGAGATATTAATAATATTACTATAAGTTATATCACCACTATATTCAACAATTTTAAGTCTATAATAATTTTCTGAGTAAGTCAAATCATCAATATAATTCATTGTTAAATCATAAGGATAAATCTCAGAAATGGGATAGAAATCATAACCATTTGAACTCTTCTCCAACTCAATATAATTGACTTCTGTGACATTATCAAGCGTCCATTGAAGATTGACATTATCGTTAATTTTTGTTCCCTTAAATTCAATTATACCAATTGGTAATATTGTCCCACAATCAACCAATGTTGTTGATGAACCAATATTAATTGGGTCTAATAAGTTTGAATAATTATAAGTCCCAATTCTTAATGAATTTATAAAATATCTATTGGCATCATTATTTGGTTGACCTGGAGTTTCATTTGTTGGGGCAACACCTCTACTGAAATTGACTTTTGCTCCAAAACTACCACTATTGAAAAAATAATTTCTTTGTAATCCACTCCCTGTTATAATATTAAAAGATGAACCACCAAATGGAAAAGTGGGAAATGGGGTTGACACATCCCCGTATGAAAATCCGTGAAAAAATAAACCATTTGGACTTCTAACTTGTGCGGCATCACCATCATTTCTAAATCCAATCCTATCCCAAATTCTTGTTGCGGTATAACTAACTGGAGTATACAATGGATTTGTTGTTGTTGGTAAATTTGATGTATTATCCAAACACAAATCACTTATTGGTAAAATATAAACACAATCACCATCAAAATCTAATGGGTCTGGAGTTATCCCAAAAGTGGGATTAACATCAGCACTATTATAAATTAAAATAATTGACCCAGGTTTTACATTAGATAAACATCCTGGTTTAATTCTTATATGACCTTGAGCTGTACCAACCCCACTTAAAACACCTTCAAAATCTCCATTATTATCATCTATTATCCATCCACCCAAGTCTACACTTATTGTAGGGTTTGAAGTCGAGCCAATAACAACTAACTCAAAATATTCTCTGTTTCCAGAATCACCATTTGATATTTCATTTATTATAAGACCTTGGGAATAAATTAAAAAAGGTAAAAAGATTAGTAAAATTGAATAGAAAATTTTCATAGTTTAAACGATTATTCATTAATAGAGCTGTACTCTTTTAATAAATAGTCGGTAAAATCTTCGACACTTTCAACATTAACTTCAATTTCATCATACCAAATCTTTTTTTCAATATTTTCATACAACCACCAACCAACTAAATCCTGTATCCATCCGTATGATTCGTCTTTTTCTTTTCTGAGGATGGTCGGAATAGACTTCTCAAGTTGGGACGTGGTATTGTTAAAGTCAAGTAAATCAACTCCCATATCATACAACTTGTGCACCTTCTCATCGTGTTCCTTGATTTTCTTTAATGTTTCGATTATGTAATCCCTTACCATAATAAGTATTTTAAATTGTTGATAAAATTTGCGAGAACGATAGGACTCGAACCTATAACCTGTGGGTCTGGAATCCACTACTCTAATCCAATTGAGCTACATTCCCATATGTTTTGTAAAGATAATAATAACTTTTAAATATTTCCGTATTTCTTATTCCAAATTTCAATATTTTCAAGCAATTCGGTTAATGTTAAAGACGATTTACCATTTTTAGACGAATTATCCGAAAATAAAAGTAATTCACAATTTGCTGGATGAGATAAAATATTAGGGTCTATTTTATTTCTATAACCTTCCATCACTGAATATTTATGGTCTTTTGTGACTCCAACCAAATTATTTTTTTTATTTGTTGGAGAATACCATCCATATTGTTCAATTAAAATTAAATCAAATTCTTGTGGATAATCCTTTACATTAAATTGAAAAGTACAAGAAGGTCTATAATATTGATAATACTCTAACCTACAATTAGTACAAACAATTTTGTACTTTTCAATAACTTTATTATTACAAATCCTACAAGTTTTTATTTTACCAACTTTAGGTTTAGTAGGCTTAGTTGGTTTAGTTGGTTTACTTTTTAATGTTTTTGATATTTTATTTTTAGTTTCTTCACTATGTTTACGTTTTTTATTATTAAACGTTGTTGAACAAGATGAATTACAAAATAATTTGTTTTTACTTAAATAAGACTCAAATGTATTTCCACAATTTTTACAAGTTTTATTTGTTGTATAAACTACTTGTAAACCCAATCTAAACATTTTATTAGTTATCGTTTTATACGTAACCCCAAAAATTTCAGCAATACTATTTGGTTTTAATCCTTGATTAACCAAATCAATTAATTTTTCAATATCGTTATCATTCCATTTCATATATATATATATATAAATATCAACAAAATGAGTAAAAATAACTAACTGAACTTTTTTTTTGAGGTCGGGGAGGGATTTGAACCCACGATGAATTTTTCATTCGATAGTTTTGCAGACTAGTGCCTTAACCAACTCGGCCACCCGACCCTATTGTTTCTTTTTTAATCCCCCAACTTCACCCCACTCGTCAGTGGGGGATAGGTTGAGTTAAGCTTCCTAACTTATACCTTGGGCTATTCGTTTACAAGCAACAAGACCACAGCAGTGAGCAGTTCTTATGGGATGCCTCGTGGTACTATTATAACATAAAGAACAATTACCTACTAGCACCTCACACCGAAATTGTAGGCAGGCTCGGTCCCTTAATTGTTCAAATCTTTATTTCACAACGGTTTGTATTTCCAAATCTTTGGAGTTTTTTTCATTACTTTTATGAGTTACAGAACCATTACAAGTTGTGAAATAATGGAATTCACCATCCAAAAATCGATAGACTTTACATCCATCAACTTCAAATAGAAGTTCAACACTATAATTAGTATTATCTGTTTCTATTTCTTCTTTAGCTTCTCTTTTGCAACTAAGGAATAATACAGATATCAAACCAAGAAATAATATTTTTTTCATTTTTTTATATTTTAAAAATCATTTAATGTGTCCTTACCTAGATTCGAACTAGGATTATACTTCTCGTCTCCACTTTGTAAGAGTGGGATGTTTAACCATTACACCATAAGGACATTGTGTTGTGACCCTGGGGAGATTCGAACTCCCGCTCCCAATATTAAAAGTATTGTGCTTTAAACCAGCTAAGCTACAGGGTCATTTTCTTGTTAAAGTTTATTTTTAGCCCCACTAGTTACAAGTGATTGTAACCAATTTATTGGATTTTCATTTTTTTTATTTCTAACATCATCAGTTTTGCATTTAAACAGATATTCAAATATCATTTCTCTTTGGTCTTCATAATTTGATTCACAAAATTTTTTTAATAAATGTAAATCATAATGATTTTCTTTGTCAATATCTTCTTCAAAGTCAGATTTTAATTTATTATATGTTGTGATTGGTGACCACCCATTTTTTAAACATTCATCAGCAACGTGTAATATACTAACCTCAACCCCTTGTTCTTTTAATTTTGAAATAGATAATGAAATTGGGAATCCTTCTTGAAAGAATAATTTACCAATACCTTTAAGACAAATTATTCTATCATCAATTTTTTCAAATAAAAGATTATTATTGAAATAGTGAAATACCTTAACATTTATTTTTTTATCTATTACTTCGTCAAATTCAAAATCAATAATGTTATCATTAAATAAAAACTCTTTTTTCATATGAAAATTATATATTGTTAATTAAATTTTTTAGGTTGGAATCTAATTTGTAGAATCTTCCATTTCATTTTCTTGTTTCTTAATGTAGTTGTTGTACTTATTTCTAAGCATTTCATAAAACTTTGCAGAACTTGGTTTTCTAATTGTCCGTTTCATTTGTTATTTTTTTAAGTGAGTGACATCTACATAACACATTGAAGTAATGAATTGGTTCCATATGGTAGTTATTTTTGTCATCCAAATAAATCACCACCTCCATATCCACAATTGCTCTAATTTCGATGTGTTTATTGTTTGGATTATCTTCACTATAATCAATAAACAACTTATCACCAACCTTAAATTCACCAATTTTTACATTAACCATAATTTATTAAAATTTGCGTCCCAGGTAGGATTCGAACCTACGACCACTCGATTAACAGTCGAGAACTCTAAACCACTGAGTTACTGAGACTTATTGTTGTCGGCAAGATAGGAATCGAACCTATATGTAACCAATTAACCTTTCTACCGTGTATCAGACGGAGGGTATACTTGCCGTATTATAATTTTGTAGGAAAGATGGGGTTCGAACCCATATGTTACCAGTTACCCTTTCTACGGCGTATAAGGCTGAGGGGATACTTTCCTAAATCTTGTAGAGTAGACAGGACTCGAACCTGCAAAATCTCTCGGTCCCAAACCGAGTGCGCTACCAATTGCGCTACTACTCTATATTATTAAACCATATATAAATCCAAACAAAAGAACAATTAGAAATATAATTCCAACTATAAACAAGTCTGAGTTCTTTGTTTTGTAAGACAAAATTAAGAATAAGATTCCAATTATCAAAAATAAAAGACCAATAATTACTAACATTTTTTAATTATTTTTATCATATAAAATCCAAAAACGTAAACTAATCATAAACCAAATTTCGGAAAATAATAGCCAAAACCAAGTCATTAAATCTCGGTCATATTCTATATCGTATGCAAATAAAGAAAAATACATTATACCGATTAAAAGTGCAAAAAGTGCTGAAATTTTATTTATCATATTAGTTTGTTTTAATTTTCATCTTTAATTAAATCTAATACCCATTGCAAGAGTAATATTTTTTCTTTAAAAGAATGTTCAAAATCTTGACACATTACAAATAATGGGTCACCCTCTTTTATAGTTTCTTCTGTCCATTTAAAATTTATTTGTCTATCTTTCCAATACTTCACACGTTTTTCAAACTCTTCTATTTTTCCAAGTATTTCTTTTCTTGCGTTCATTATATTTTAATTTTATAGTTTAAAAAATAGTCCTGACAGGATTCGAACCCGTATTAAGCTACATATTGTTTATGTTAGACCTTTCGCTCCAATCCTAGTATTAAGGAGTGTCTGAACATTCAATCTTCACTCTACCCTTAGCTTTCGCCACAGGACTTGATTTAACTTATCTAAAATTTCCTCATATTGACAAAACAACAATCCAACTTTTTAGGTCTATCTATGTCATCTCTACCGTCAATTCTTGATTTTATATAGTCAAAGATTTCTTTTTGTTCATCAGAAGTTAATTGATTGTTGATAGTTTCAATTCTAATCTCAAATCTTACCCAATAATGTGTGTCCATAACTTTTATTTTTTAATTTTTTGTAGTCCTGACAGGATTCGAACCTGTAAAAATTAAGCATGTACTCGTCACTCGGATAATCTGTACAACACTATGACTTTGCATATTTACTCCGAGAAAATATACTGCCTTAGTTATCTTAATAGCGTCTACCAATTCCGCCACAGGACTATTATTGTATCACAAAATTACGATTTCATTTTCTAATTTCCAAACACTTTGGAATATTTTTTTATTCATTTAAAATGATTAGGTGGGTCGCTCATCTCCACTGTCTGCATTCCTTTGAGTTATGAACTCAACTGCTCTAATCTTATTAATATTTTTTTGCGGAGGACAGAGGACACGAACCCCACACCATACTTGGTGCCACTCGCTTAGCAGGCGGTGGTAACGACCCTGATTACTTTATCCTCCAATTGTTTCTAAATTCATTTACATAAACCCCTTCTCTCACCATTTAGTTCCAAGATTTAAAATTTTTTTTTGTAGTCTTGATAGGATTTGAACCTATACGATAACTGAGAACTGATTGACCCTGCTAATATTTTAAAGGAGATTCACCTTCCAGCGAAGTTATCACAGCTGCGTCTACCATTCCGCCACAAGACTGAGTTTTGTAGTCCCAACCCGATTTGAACGGGTATTTGAACATTCGTATTGTTCGGTTCTAATCCATTGAACTATGGGACTAAATATTTGCGGAAAGCTGAGGTGTCGAGCCCCATACAATACAATTGTACCTATCGTTTTCAAGACGTAGACTCGGGCCGCCGAGCTTAACTTTCCAATTTGTTTAAGTAGGTATGATGAGAATCGAACTCACTAAACCAACATCCACAATGTTGTCCCTCTCCATTTGGGTTCATACCTCATATAATCCATTTCTAAATTTCAGATGGTTTTTTGTCCATCTTCTCTGCGAGTTCCTTTTTGCTGATGTCGTTTTCACGCAATAGCTGATTGATGCGAACCACCAGGTCGGCATACCAATCCACAAAGATTTCTACATCTTTCGGTGTGCTTTTCAGCAATCTATCTACGGTTTTGCTTCTCATTGTCTTATAGTTGTTTGGTGGTGGGAGTAGGAATCGAACCTACATTAAATAATCTTCAGCTATTCGCCTTGACCAACTTGGCAATCCCACCATAATTTATATTTGATTACCTTCTTTTAAAGTTGAAGACATTTCACTACTATCCCCAAATTCTTGGTAAAAATAAACAAACATTTTTCCATTAATGTCAGTTCCTTTATGTAAAATTCTTGTGACTTTTTTTAGTTTACCAAACATATTTGGAATAACATCCCCAACTTCAAGATTTAAAATTTGATTTTTAGTCATAAAATTAATATTTTAAGTTTGAAAAAATTTAGAGTAAGTATCCACCACGTTTAAGGCTGGTTGTGGACAGTGCTACCTACGACCTTTCCTTACTCTTCCACAAAATTACGACACTATATTCTTATTTCCAAATGTTTTATCAAGTTTTTTTTACCAACAATCATCTTGAATATTAGTAGACCTAACAATGATACCTACACCCCTTTTACCACACTCGTCAATCAGTTTAGGTACATCAATGTCAAATTTACCATTATATACCATATAGTTTTTATGTACGTCTTTACTATTGAAAACTGTTACCCAATTATTAGGCATATAATCAAATTCAAAATTATCAATTTCTTTGATGGTATCATATACCTTTTGGATGTCTTCTTCACGGAATACATAACATCTCGATTCCCCCTTTCTTACTAGTTCCATAATTTTTTATTTTAAAATTTAATAATCAACTTTCATCTATATGAACCAACCTTAAGTTCTATTAGTTCCAAGATTTGATATTTTTTTTAAAGTGGTCAAATTTCACCACTTTAAATTGTTCCCCCTGATGGAATTGAACCACCATCCTCAGATTCAAAATCTGATGTAATCAACCTTTATACCAAGGGGGATTATATTTTACCAACGATGTCAAAGAACACAAAAAAACCCTGAACGTCTTTTGTCCAGGGTTTGTATAAAAAATTAATATCTTTTTTACCATCACGAGATTCCACCTGAACCATAAGAATCCGCTGACCAACAATTTTTAAATTGCGGTTGTACTGAATTACTAATATGGTTTATCGATGTTCTCATTTTTGTTATTTGTTTATAAATATTACTAAATTATTAAAAAGTTTGGTTCGGAATGATTTTTTAAGATGTGCTGTCTTTTTTAAGTTGCTGAAGTCATTCGTTATAACCTTAATTGTCAGGATAGTTTTTGTTCAAATTTACAAGTTTTGATTTTTTTAGTTTGCTGAATCTATCCTTTGTTCTATATAACGTAAAATTAATTTAAAAGTTTCATTAAGTCAAGAAAAAATAGGAAAAATTGGTTTCAGAATGGGTTTTGGTTAGTAATTTATTCCCGTGCGATTAGGAAAGTGAGACTAACCCCCCTCCTTATCAGAGGGTGACAGGGTTTGAACCTATCCTCGGCTACCATTTTGATTAATTGATTTGTTGTGTTAACTTTGCAGTAATCATTCCTTTTAAACCAATTTTTCCATTTTTTTAAACTTCTATCATCTTATATCTTTCGGACTCGATGGTTTCATTCATAATTAATATTGGTGATAGTTCTTTTCCCCCAAGAATTGACTTCAAGATTGATGGACTAAAACCAGATATTAACGCTGTACCACTTTCATCAAAACGAACTGGGAAGTTATCTCCTCTCGATTGTATGTTCCAAAAGATAATACCAGGTAGTTGATATCCACTATTCTCATATTCTTTACGAATCATTTGAATTGCGGAATTATTACGTCCAGTTGCTTGATTAAATTCCATATCCGATAAGATAAGGATTTTGGTCGGCATTTCACTTTGAGGTACATTATGTTTAATTGATTGGTTTAGAATCAATTTGAACACAGACTCCAAGTTTGTACTCATACCCCAATCAGCAGTACGTAGTTGTATGTATCTATTATATAGATTACCACTCAACTTTTGTAATTTTGGTCTCTCAGAGAATGTAATGAAAGAGTCTTTAAAAGAACCTTCATTTCTTTCTGAAATGTACAATCCCAATGATACTGCAACATCCATACAAGATAGATTATTGTTGTTACCAGCACTAGTAGACATTGAACCTGATACATCAACTACTGGTAAAATTCTTTCGGTACTTCCTTCCATAAAGTTGGGAAGAGCTTTCCATTGTTCTACAGCCAAATCTTTGACACCTTGCCCCAAAGTTTTAACTATATCATATGGATATACAGCCCCAGCGTTTACTTTAGTCTCACCTTTTTTCAATGATTCCAAGTATACTCCAAAACCAGTTAAATCGTGTTTAGAGAATGCTTTGGTGTATCGAGCCATAGCCAAAGATGGTACTTTTGAGTATTCAATATTTGTCCACTCGTTAGCACACATCTTTTGCTCGACCGTTTTGGAAAGAACTACCAACATTTTACGTAATGTTTTTGGTGTAAGACCCATAACCTTCCTGATTGAGTTAAAAATAACTCCTTTTCTTGGCATCCACTTTGCACATAGTCCATTTTTGGCTTCTAAACCTTGTACTATTGTGTTAATCGCATCGTCATTCACTTTTGTATTGAATAGGACTGTAATATCGTCCCAACGACCGAATTCAGGAATGAATTTAATATTCTTCGCCAATACTTCTGGTGCCACCTCTGCTAAGAGTTGGATTATATCACGGAATATTTGTCTTTCACCAGCACCACCACGAACATCTCTTGCCCAAAATAATATACGCAATGCAGTCTGAGGATTCTCAATGAAAGCCTTTGAGAATAGACTTAACAATCTTTCTTTGTCTTGTCCTCTCATTGCTCCAATGGTGAAGAATAGATTCACACACTCGTTAAGAGTTGATGAATTTGTAACCATACCATTTTCAGTTAAGGTATCTTCTGTTTGTAATGCGTCTAAGAAGTTCATAATATTCTGTTTTTGAATTTGTTTTGAAAGTATATAATTAATACTTTGGTTTGTCAAGGGTTTTGATTAAAATCTTTTTGCTATTTTTTCAATTAATTCAGTTTCTTCATCACTTAGTAGAAATCTATTACTTCTTATCTTTTCAATGGTTTCATACCAAGTAACTTCACTAAGAGATAGACTTTGAGTCTTACTATAAGTTGTCAATGTTTTAGGTAATTTACCTTCCTCAACCAAACATTTGATTATTTTCTCAATATCTCTATCGGAACATTGATAAATGAAGTCTTCAACATCTATGTCAACTTCAGCTTCTACTTCTTGATAAAATCTAGGCATAATTTTAATTTTTTAAATCTTGTATTTGAATTAAATAATCTGTTACTTCTTTTGGACTTAAAAATCCAAGAACATCATTTGTAACTGGTGTATCATAAGTTAAATTACCTTCATTATCAAGAACTGCTAATTCATAAAGACCTTTTTTACCACCATATGAATGTTCATGACGAATTACCGAAGCACCATACCCATTTTTAAACATAATTTTACCTGCAACACCTCCATAATGGGGCATAAAGTTAATATCCTCAAATGTTTTGAAATTTAAATTTAATAAATCAACTAATTCTTTTATTGTTAATCCTGTGACTTTACTAAGTTCAAGGATACCATTTTTTTGGTAGAATTTCATCAATTTATCTTTAGGTGTGTTCATATTTTTTTAATTAAAAAAGTGTGAAATTTTATTTCTGCATTTGTTACAAAATCTTCCTGTGTCATATTGGTCATTGTTAGTTGCCATAATACAACCCAAATCATCACAATGTCCCAAACCAAAAGTATGACCCATTTCGTGGACTATAGTTTCTCTCAAAAAAGATTTTTCACCTCTAACAATTACAAATCCTGCATTCATTGCGGCATAACCTCTCAAGAAATCACCAGTTGCCCAAAGTCTTTTATCTACAATGTAAACAACTCTACGTTTAGTATAAAACTTTTCATAACAAGTGTGAGCATTTATGATGTCTTCAGTACCTGAAATGTATAAATCAGGAGTTATTGGTTCAGGTTCACCAATGACACAATTAAAACCATAGGCTTCCTTTATAATACTACAAGCATCAGTTAAGTCACTATAATCAACATTTCCAAGTGGTTTAACTATTACATCTTCAGTAGAAACTTTAGGTTTTGGTTGATATGAAGTTTCTTGAACATTAGAATTATGACTAACATTGTTATAGTTATAATCTCTTTGGTTGTTAATAGTTACATTAACATTCTCCATAGAATTATTAATATTTTGTGCTGGGAAAGTTGTGAACATTTCAACCAATGTTAGATTGTGTTCTTTCATATAATCCCATACACAATAGATAATGAGAAGAATAACGGAGATTTTAATAAAGTCACGCATAGTATTGATTTATTTTTGTGACTACAAAGATAGACAAGTTTTTTTAAAAAAAGAATTCTTTACAATTTTTTTTACAATTTTTTTTATTTTAAAAAATGCCCCCTATGTTTTTATAAAAAATTTACCTACCATTAATTGGTATTATTTTTTTTTAACTCAAATAATGATTTATATTTATAAATACTAACTCATATCATATGGAAAAAGTATTAGTATTAAATGCAGACTTCACACCAATAAACATCACAAGTGTTTACAAGGGATTTACTTTGGTCAATAAAGGAAAGGCTGAAGTAATAAAAGCAAGTGAGAATCCAATTGTCTCAGGTATGAAAGAATTTGTACGCCCATTGATAATCCGTTTATTAAATTTTGTTAAGTTCAGAATCAATAAATTAAGAATCAATAGGCAGAGAATTTATAAAAGAGACAACAATGAATGTACATATTGTGGTAGTAAGAAAAATCTTACTATAGACCACATCATCCCCAAATCAAGAGGGGGTCAAAACACTTGGATGAATTTAGTAACTTGTTGTTCAAGTTGTAATAGATTGAAAGGAGACAAGACTCCTGAAGAAGCTAATATGAAATTAAATACCAAACCTTATGAACCAACAATATTCTCAGAAATATTAAATTCATCTGTTGGTCAAGTTTGGAATGAATTTAAAAACGATATCTACTAAAACACAAAAGGACGTAAAAACGTCCTTTTGGTAGATGTTGGATACCTCCCTTTCTTTTAGTCGAGTTTATCCCATGTGACCTCTACATCACAGGTATCTTTGGTTATAGTTGCGAAGCAAGTGATGGGGCTGATTTCATTTGTTCACCTGATGTCTCAGCTTTAGTTATCAATTGGTCTTTAACATTACCCATTTTTGTTTGTAGATGTCCAAGTTTTGGACATATTAAACCCTCTAAGCCTTTTTCAATCGCTTGTCCGAATGCACTATCCTCAAGAACTTCAAAAACAGCGTTTCTC